ACGACCCCCGCGCCCCCGAGCTTCTGAGCGAAGCGGGGGATGCCTACGCTGAGGCGCTGACTGCCCTATATACCGAACAGGCTGCTGTCGTCAGCGGCCATACGGTCCTGCGCGAGGAGTTTCCTGCGCCGGAGTCGTCTGTCGCTGACCCCTCTCAGGTCCCTGGAGCGGGCGAGACGCCCGTCGAGGACCCTGAGCAGGGTTCCACCGCCGAAACCGCCTAGCGGCCCTCTGCTAGCCTCTCAGCGGCTTTCCATAACCGCCATTACATTGCGTTCGCGCTCAGCTTGCGCTTTGTAAAGTAGGATGGGGAGCAAACGCGGGGTGCTCCACCAAATTAGCCCCCAGAGCGGCCCCGGCCGGGCCTTGAATCCTCACTCATCAGCCCGGCCGGGGCGGGGGTACCAGGCATCGGCACGTGGGCCGATGACCCGAATAGCCTAGCCATCCGTGCCTGACAACGCACGATAAGCGTCCTTATGTCTACCTAGCTGCGGCGAGGGGGGTCACGCGACTTTGCAAGGGTCGGGGCGTGCCCGAAACCCCGATCTACAAATTCCCGTCGCCGGCCGATAGCGATGCGCCGGATGGTCCCGCTCAGCTAAAAGCGCTCGCCGAAGCGCTGGAGGCCACTGCCTGGAAGCCCGCCAACATCTCGACCGGCGCGGTCGTCAACGCAGCACTCGAAATGGCGGTGCCGACCTCGGGCCTCATCCACCTCGGCCTCGGCACCGGGACGGTCAAAAAAATCGCCGCGGGCAAAAACGGCCAACTCCTGGTGATCTACTTCGCCGCCGCCGTCAAAGTCGAAAACGGCGCCGGCAACATCGTCTTGGCTCAGGTCGGCAACTTCACGGCCGCAACCGGCGAAGTGCTGATCCTCGTCTACAACGAAGCAGCTTCGGCGTGGGTCGAGGTCGAACGGGCAATTCCCGATGCGTCAGTGACCGAAGGGAAGCTCGGCACCGGTGTCGTCAGCCGCGCCAAGGTCGCCAGCGGGTCGTTCAAGACGGCCCGCTTCGAAACCGCGACGATCGGTGCGAACGAATCTTCGCTCGTCACGATCCTCTGGGGTTCCAAATTTGCCGACACGAACTACACCGTCTCAGTCATGCCGGAGGTCGGAGTCGGCAGCACCTCGGCGGCTATAGTTGTCAAACGCCTTGAGAGCAAGGAAGCTGGCCAAATCAAAGTTCTGGTCAAGAACGAGGACGCCGGAGAAGCTCACAAAGCCACCCTCCACGCGATGGCCTGGCACGACTAGCGCGTCAGCTTCACCATGAACGTCTTCGGCTTCCCGAACGAGGCATAGCGCAGGCGCAGGCTCCCCGAGCCGGGGCCGCAGTGGACCACCGTCACGCGCACGACGATCCCGTAGCCCACGTAGGTCCCTGCGCATCCCGAGCCTCGCTGTTCGATTTCGCGGCCTCGATAGAACACGTAGAGGTGGGTCGGCGGCTTTTCGGGGATCGTCTCCGACTCCCAGGTTTGGAATCGGCTGGTTGCCGTCAGCTTCGCGCTCTGGACCGTCTTCGCTTGGGCTGGCGCCGCGATCGTCGCCAGGATCGCAGTGAACAGCGCAACGAGCAGGGCGCGCTTCATGGTTTCTTCGAGCCGAATATGGCCCGCCCCACTGCGAAGACGATGAACCCGAAGACAAGCCCGGCCATCGGACTGGCAATAACGATGGCGATCATCAGCGCAAGGCAGATCAGGGCGATCGGCAAGAGAACGAATGCGAGGCCCAACCAGCCTAGGGTGGAGGGAAGATTCTTCATCAGAACGACCCCACGTATTCGATGCGTTTCCGGCCGCGATGGCACCGGATCGGGGAGGATCCGTTGACCGCGTGGCAGCGATAGCCGAGGACGCGAATCCTCGGCCCGCGCGACTGAGCCTTTTCGGCGAAGCGGTTGACGATGATGCGACCTTCCGGGCAGCCGGCGACTTTGACCTTCAACAGGCCGGGCATATCGGGAGTCGGGCAGTACTGCCAGGGTTTGGTTGCGGTGGCGGAGGATGCCGCGAAAAGCGCCAGCGCGCACACCGCGACCACTACAATTCTTCGCTGCATGGGAGCCTCTCTCTCCTGTGCCTGCCCCCAGGGCGGTGAGGTCGTCGCTGGGGGCGCTGTCGCCGCGCATCCTACCCCGTTTTCCGACGGGGAGGAGCGGTGGTCATAGCCACCATTATCGTGCGTTGCGGCGCCTAGAACCGCGCTAGAAAGCCGATTCGTTTTGGCACTGAGTTGACGTAACATCAGAGTCAGAGTAGACCCATCGGTTGCGGTTTGTCAAGTCGCCTCTGAACTGGTAGCCTCTCCCCCATCGTGTGACCCGCGACGATGCCTCGGCCTCTCGTCCGCCGGTGACGCGGTTCATCGCCTCGGCCCGCCAACCCCTGCCGGCGGGCCGTTGGCGTTCTGGGGGGTGGCACCATTTTGGGTAGCGTGGTGCCAATGAGCCGAGAGGACGCGATAGCCGCCGCTCGTACCCGCTTGGCGGCGAAGGCTGGACCCGTCTCGGCCGCGGCCATCGACCCCGCCGCCCAAAGGGGCGCCCCGACGACCGAGATTGGATCACCGGGAATGGTCCTCTCGGGCCTCGGCGGCTTCGGCGGCGCCCTCGGCTCGCGGCCGGACTGGAACTACTTCGTCGATGATCGCGAGTATGCGCCCGAGCTTCAGTGGCCGCAGTCAATCCAGAAGTACGAACACATGGAAACCGACGCCGAGCTAAAGGGCCTGATGCTGGCGACGACTCTGCCAATCCGCCGCTTTCGCTGGGAGTTCGACCCCAACAACGCCGATCCCAACGTGGTCGAGCAAATCGCCGAAGACTTCAATCTGCCGGTACGCGGCGAGGATCCGCGCCCGCCACGCCGCGGCGGCTTCAATCATGACCGCCACATGGGCCACGCGCTGCGCGCGCTCACCCAGGGCCACTACCACTTCGAGGAAGTCGTCGAGCTTCGCGACGATGGACTGCTGCACCTGCTCAAGCTCGGCACGCGCCCGCCGCGGTCGATCATCGGCATCCGCACCGACGAGCATGGCAACCTAGTCGCGATCGAACAGCTGGCGGGAGGCTTTCCCCCCGGCGGCACGGTCCTGGGCGGCGTCACCGGCCTCGGCATCCGCACCCTGAAAGTCAACCCCACCGGAGCGGCCTTTGACAACCACGTCCTGACCTACCTCTGGGACACCGCCGATGACGGCGACCAGGTCGGGCGCTCGATGCTTCGGGCCTGCTATCGCGATTGGCTGGTGAAGGACGCGCTGATCCGCGTCGACGCCGTAAAGCATGAGCGCAATGCGATGGGCATCCCCTGGTTCGAGGTTGATCCAGCGGCCTCGAAAGAGCAGATCGAATCCCTAGCCCAGCGCGCCGAAGAAATCCGCGCCTCGACGGTCGGCGGCGGCGCTGGGCCGGGCAAGCTGCGCATCGCCGGGGTCGAAGGCTCGCTGCCCGACACGATCGGCTCGATCCGCTACCACGACGAGCAAATGGCCAAGGCATTCGTGCTGCTGCTCTTCAACCTCGGCGGCGACGCGCGAACCGGCGCTCGCGCGCTCGGCGAAACCTTCGTGGATACCTATCTTGAGATGCAGGGCGCGATCGCCGACTGGTATGCCGAGGCCACGCAGGCCGTAATCGACCGCATGGTCGAGCGCAATTTCGGCCCCGACGTCCAAGCGCCGCTTCTGACCTATACCCGTATCGAGACGGCCGAGCTTGCCTTCTCTGACCTCGCGACCGGCGTCGAAAAGGGACTCATCGTCGTCGACGAGGAACTCAGTGCCTACATCGGCGAACGCTGGAAGATTCCCGGCCAGGCAGGCGCAGAAGCACCTACGCCGCCGCCTGCGCCCACCGAAGACGAACCGGAAGGGTCACCCCCCGATACGGCGCCCGCGGCCTCAGAGGGGCGCGCACGGCCTCAGCCGAAACGCTCGGCGCTCGCAGAGAAGATGGCTGCCGCGCTTACCGCCCCGATGACCTGGCCGCAGCTAGCCCGCGTCGTTGGCAGCGACCCGAAGAACGGCACCGCCAGGCGCGCTCGGGATCAGCTTCTCGCCGAAGGTGCCATCCTCAAATCGAGCGGCAAAAGCGGAAGTGGCACCCTTCAGCCGGTCGTAGCGCTCGAACTTCCCGCCCGCGACCTGAAGCGCGCGCCGCTCGCCTTCGAGGTCGCCGCGCAGGTCAACTTCGCGGCGATGGAGGAAACCTTCGAGCAGGGCCGGGCAACGCTGGTCGACGCCTACCGCTCCGCGCAGGCCCAGCAGATCGCGCAGCTAGTCGCCGCCGTCGAGGCCGCCGACGGAGACGCCGCAACCCTCGCCTCCCTGGAGTGCGATCCCATCGATGTCGAGGTCCTGGCGGACCCGATGCTGGTGATCGCCGAAGAAGGAGTCGCGTCGGCTCGTGCCGAGCATGAGGCGCAGGTCGGCGTTGCGGCGGGCGACGGCGACCAATCGGGACAAAATCGGCCTCAAAATCGCGGAATCGCACTCGCAGAGCCAGAAATCGATGTCGACCAACTGGACAAGATCGTGCGTGAACGCGCCGAGGCGGCGTCGCTGACGCTGGCGGCCGGGCTGGCGACCTCGGCGAGTAAGAAGGCCGCCGCGGTGTCGGCCCTCGCGCCTGAAGCCGCAGCCGCCGCCGTCAGCGAACACCTGAACTCGCTGTCGGATGCCGCGCTCGACGAGCAGCTGGGGGGCGCCACGCAGCAGGCGTACAACTCAGGGCGCCGCTCCTACATGCGGGCGGCCGGGCCGAAGGAAATCTACGCCTCCGAGATTCTGGACCGCAACACCTGCACCGCCTGCAACGCGAAGGACGGCACCGAGTATGCGACGCTCGCCGCCGCCGAGACGGACTACCCGATCGGCGGCTACCTCGACTGCGAAGGCGGGCTGCGCTGCCGCGGGACCCTCGTCGCCGTGTACTAGACTGCGGCCATGCTGGAGGGCGAAAAGAAACTGCTGGCCGAACTGGGGAGGGCGCGCGAAGAAGTGGCCGCACTCGCCGCCCTATGTGAGCGCTACAAGATGGCGCTGGAAGCGGCGCAAGCCTGTGGCTATAGCAGCGACACCGACAAGATCGTCAAGCTCGCACTGACCTAGGTTCGCCGTGGAACGCCGCAAGCTGAAGGTCGGGATGCAGGTCGGCATCCGACCGGCGAACCGCGCCCGCGCAATCAGCCCCCGCCTCGCCACCGTGCGAGCGCTGATCGACAACTCGGGCTATCGGCAGAATCGCGCGCTGGTCGAGTACGCAGATAGCGGCATGCAGGTCGAAGTGCCGCTAGCTCGGATCGCTCCCACCACGTGAAACGCCCCGCGCTGCCCGCCAGGCCGGTCAAAGGGAGAAGTTGGCCACCCGGCGGGCGCAGCAGGGACATCGCTCACTGTAGACGTTCGCTTGCGCTTCGTCAAGCTGCGAATCGGCTACTTGACAAACCGCCACCCCATGCGTTAGGGTCGCGGAAGTGTCGATCGACGGATCGGCCAGGGTGTGACCGAATGGCCTTGACGCAGAGCGTAGGGGCTAAGGTGCTTTCGGCCTTCAAAAGGCCGCTCGCCAGAGGCAATCGCTGAGGCGGGTGGCTGGGGTCCCCGACTACACAGGGGGTCCAGGGTGGGACGGTGGTCCCAACGAGAGGCTTCGAGGATAGCCATGCTAAGGCAAGGCTCTGCCCTCGGATCGAGGTAGCCAGTCCTCGCGCCCGCCTTACTTTTCGACCATGGATGCGCAAGAACTACTCACCGCCCCGGCCTCGACGCTGACTCGCAAGCAGCGCAAGGAACGCGCTGCCCTGAAGCGGCAGTTGGCCACGAAGATAGGTGTGCCTGCTGGCTACGAGGTGGGCGCGGTGCGCTGTAGGTCGATGCCAGTCCCGGTGGGCGTCGAGCAGATTGTCGTCGACCATCCAGAGTCGATCAAGCAGGCGATCGACTTGGGGAAGCTGGACCCGCGCGCCGGTAATGTCAGGGTCCGACTGGGTCCCTTTTAGGCGGCCGTGGCCCTCTTCCTCCGCTACTGCCCCGCCTGCAACTCGGCGATCCCCTCCGTCTCCCCGAAGGGCGAGTGCACCGAGTGCGGCGCCGCCCTGAAGATCGTCGATGCCTACGCCCTGATCCCCGAGCTTGGCGCGACGATCAGCGAGCCGCGCCGCCGCGAAGCGCTCGATGCCTGCACCGGGCACGACCGCCCTAGCGCTTGACAAAGCGCAAGCCACCGGGTAGATTCATGCCATGAGCCGCATCCGCCGAATCCGCATCCTGCGGCACCTACCTGCGGTAATCAAGCGCCGCGCTATGCACGAGGTCTGGCTGGCCGACCTCGACTGGCCCTTCCCGACGTGGCAAGTCCGCGCCCGACCCTTCGATTGGGCTATCGACGCATGAGAGAAGGGGCGCTCTATAGCCGAGTGGATGAAAGCAGCGGAATCGAGTTGACGGTCTACCAGATGACCTTCGGCAAGGCGAGACTTTGCACGGGGCAGCCCGGGGCTATGACCTACGACGATGGCTGGTGCTATAGCGACCCGCGCATCGCAATTGAGGCCGCCATGCACTGGAACGGCGAAGGCGATGCGCCTCTCGGTTGGCATCGGCAGATCAGCACTGGCCGTCGTCGCGAGAATCCATTCGACCCAAGCACTGAGTACGTGGCGCAATGACCGGTGAGGCGCTACTCGACCTGCTCGCGATCTTGCATCAGCAGGGGATTCTCGACGAGGACGAGTACCGGCGCGCGGCCGATATGCTCGAAAGCGCCGCCGCCGAAGCCGCGCCCCTCGGCGGCCCGTCGAGCGTGGTCGATCGCCGCATCGGCCGCTATCGCAGCTACTTCCCGTTGACAATGGAGCGATGAGCGCCCAAACGGCCCTCTACGGCAAGATCGCCGCGACAGCGCTCATCGTGGGCGTTCTCTCATGCTGCCTGATGCTGCTTTCAACGATTTCCAAGGATGATGGTAAGGAGGGGATCGGGGAGCTATTTGCCCTAATCACGGTCTGCGCGATGGTCGCCACACTGGGAGCGGGGGCGACCTTCTTCCTTCGCTTGCTCTGGGTCGGTTAGCGACCCATATGATCCCCGAGTCCAAGCTGCGCGCCCTGCGCGAGCGCCTGGAGGCCGATGGCTCGGTGCGCTTCCAGAACGGCAGCCTAGTCGAGTACGAGGACTGCACCTTCTGCGACGGTCGCGGCCAGAAGATCACCGAAATCCACGGCGAAACCTACGAGCGCGACTGCGCCGCCTGCGGCACCGAGGGCGTCCGGCTGCTCGTCACCCGGCCGCATGGTGGCAGGTCGCGCTTTCGGCTCGACGATGCCGAAATGCGCCGCGCCTACTCGATGGCGCTGAACGGGCCGGCTCCCAAGCCTGGTGCCGCCGAGCAAGCCGCGCGCGCCGCAGATCGCTTTGGCGACGTACCCTTCTAGCCGCGGGGCGGGGCAGGTTTTCTCGATGGGCCTGCGGGGCGACGGATTCGGCCGCCCGCCCCGCTAGGCTTATCGCGCCCCGAGAGTGGTGTAACGAGGCGATCCACAAATGAGCACGCGCGATCAGAAGCTAATCCCGGAGGCGTCATGAACCTCCTTCAACCGCTTGGATAGATCAGGGACCGAGCAGGAGCGAAGTGCCAGGTGGCAAATCGGAAGTCCTGGCCTCTCGGGGCTTGGGGGTTCGCGGGTCAGACGGAGCGCTCTTTAGGGGGCGCTCCGTCCTTTTAGGCTTGGCGAATGGAGTTCGTAACCATCCGCGATGTCGAGCTTTGCTCGGCGGGCATGGACTGGCCTTCGGCTGGTGGCCTCGTCACTCTGACGCTGGAGCACATCGCCGACTGCGTCCGCGCCGGGGAAGACTCGCTGATTACGCCGCCGCGACTGAAGATCGGGCACACCGACCCTCGCTTCGCCGACCCAGACGATCCGGGCCACGATCCCTTCTACGACGGCGAACCGGCCTTCGGCTCGATCGCCAATATGCGCCTGACCAACGATGGCGCCACGGCGACCGGTGACTACCTCTACGTTCCGAAGTGGCTCGCCGAGGGCCTTCCTGCCTTCTACCCCTCGCGCTCGATCGAGGGCGCCTACGAGATAACGGAAGGCCCAGGAGGAAAGCTCGAAGCGCGCTGGGACGTCGAAACGCCCGGCGGCAAGAAGTACAGCTTCGTCCTGACCGCCTGCGCGCTGCTCGGCGTCCAGGCCCCGGCCGTCAAGGATCTGGAGGACTTGCAGTTCCGCCTCACCGAAGGCCAGGGCGTGATCGTGACCGGCGATCCCGAGGCCGGGGGGGTGCCGATCGCTGTCAGCATGGGGGCCGTGCCGAATGGAGCCGTATCGCTGGAGGCCGACGTCGACAAAGTCATCGACGTCTTCTACTCGGAGTTCTGTGTCGAAGAGCGCTACTGGTGGTGGGCGCGGGCGGTTCGCATCGACCCGAACGTCATCATCGCCGACGATGACGAAGGCTCGCTCTGGGAAGTGCCGATTCAGACCGACGGCAACCAAAACGTCACCTTCGGCGAGCCGAAACGAGTCCTACAGACCTTCACCCCGGCGCCGGAGGCCGCCGCTGTCCTGAGCGCCGCTGCCCAGACAGCACCCAGTGGAGGCCGCACCCTGAAGGCGTTTGCGGCCCGCGAGCAGACGGTGCCAGCCGAGCGCCGCGAGCGTCCCGAGGGGGGGGTCAGCGGCTCCGGTAACACTTCCGGCATGAACTTCAGCGAGCTTTCCGACGCCGCCCGCAAACGCCTCTGCGCGGCCTATGACCTCTCAGAGGACGCGACCGACGAGCAGATCGAAGAGGCGGTTGGCGCCGAGCCGGAGGAATCCGGCGAGGGCAATGGCGGCGAGGGTGCCGAGGAGTCCGAAACAGGCGAGGGCGGCGAGTCCGGTGAGGGCAACGGCTCCGAGTCCGGTGAGGACTCCGGCTCGGAGGGCGATACCCCTTCGGCCGCTCCAGAGACAACCGTTCCGGTCGACAAGACCGTCCTGTCTCAGCTTCAGAGCGATGCCGCAGCCGGCCGCACCGCTCGCGAACAGCAGGTCGCCGAACACCGCGAGTCGGTGCTGACGGCGGCGCTGAAGGCGGGGAAGATCACTCCGGCCTCGAAGGCAGCATGGGAGGCGAAGCTGAAGGCGACCCCGAAGGCCGCCGAGGCCGAACTCGACTCCCTGCCCGAAAATCTCGTGCCGATCGCTGAGGAAGGCCACGGCGGCTCTTCGCCGACCGATGGCGTCAGTGTCTCGGAGGCCGATATGGCCGTCATGTTCCCCGGCCACGGACAGAGGAAGGCGGCTTAGATCATGGAGAAGATCGCCCGTTACAAGCCAGGGGAGAATGTCACCGTTCGTCCCAATGGCGAAGAAGCCTCCGATCAGCTGAAAGCCGGTCGCTTCGTCAAAGTCACCGGCCTCGGCTCCGACAACGCCTACGAAGCCGAACACGCGACCGCAGGCGATGCCCATCCCTTCGGCGTCACCCAGCGCGACTCTTCCGACCCTTCCAAAGAAGATCCCCGCTCAGTCGACCTGCTGGTCGAGTGCGTGCGGGGCAACTCGATTCCGCGCGTCGAGGCGGGCGAGGCAATCACCGCCACCGCCGAAGTCGCGATCGGCGCCGAAGGCAAGGCGGTCAACGCCGACTCCGCGGTCGCGGCGACACTGGTAACCGGTGCCGTCGGCGAAAACAACGCGATCAAATGGACCGCCAAGCAGGCGGGCGCCGCAGGGGACAACCTCTCGGTCGAAATATTGAACACGGGCAAAGAAAAATCCCTCTCGGTCGATGTCGATGGCAGCAAAATCATCGTCACGGCTGCGACCAACGGCACGGGCGCGGGCGAAATCACGTCCACCGCCGCTCAGATCATCGCCGCGGTCGAAAAACACGACACCGCCTCCCAGCTGGTCGCCGTCGCCAACAGCGGCGCATCGAGCGGAGCCGGAGTCGTGAAAGCGGTTGCGACCACCAAACTCGCCGGGGGTGCCGACTCGACAGGCGGTGCCCTATCGGTGGGCAAGGCATTGACCTCGGCCGAAAAAGCCGGGGACTTCATCGAGGTCGACTTCTTCTAAGCCAACCAAGGGACTACGCAACTATGCCTGAAACACAAGCCCCAGTCGTCCAGCCCCTCGGTGGCGCGACCGTCAATGGCACGAAAATCACCGTTGACACCTACGTCAACCCACCGACGAAGATCCCGGCCATCATCCGGTCCCTGGTCGCCGAAGACGAGGGCTACTTCATCGAGCGTATCTTCGGCACGCTGGGCACTCCGGTCCAGGGCGGCGCGGTCATCGTCGAAGAGACGTTCCCCGAAGACTTCTTCCTGCCCGCCGACGGCAAACCCGCCCCGCGCGCACCGGGTGCCGAGGCCCCTCGCCTGACGAGCGCCCGCCACGAACCAGAGGTGCGGCGTCCGGAGTCCTGGTCGGGCTCGATCGAGGTCACCGACGAGGCCAAGCAGCGCAACAACGTGATCGCGGTGCGCAACCAGTTCACGAAGGCCGCCAACACTTTCGGCGATATCGTTCAGCGCCGCGGCATCGAGGTTTTGCTCGACGCGGTCAAAAAATGGGGCCGGACGCTCGAAGCGAAAACCGTCTGGCAGGCGACGCCGGGCGCAGGCCTCTTCAACGTCGATCCGAAAACGCTTCCCGCCTTCGACGTCGCGCGCGTCCTGAAGAAATTCCGCGACGACAAGGTCGGGGTGCGGCCGGACACGGTCATCCTCAACACCGAAGAACTGCTCTGGCTGGAAACGATCTACACGGGCGTCGGTGCCGTCCCCGGCCTGGATGCGATGTTCGCCCGGCAGGGGGTCAACTCGGTCATCGGCTCGCCGCTGATCGACGAGGGCGATGTCCTCTTCGCCAAGGCGGGCGCCCCCGGCGTCATCGGATGGGAGCTGCCGATGAGCCAGGAGTTCGTCCGCGAGGGCATCCGCAAGACCGATGTCTACGTGCTGGAGTGCCGGCCGATCTTCGCCGCCTTCGATGCCTCTGCGGTCCTGATGCTCGAAGGCACAGACAAATAGACCGCTGATCTTCTATCTTCTCCTTGTGGGAGGGCCTCGCCGGCGGCTCGCCTTGCGCGGGCCGCTTGCGTTTTGGAAAGTGATGCAGTAGGATGCTCTGTATCCGGCCGGACGGGGTTGCGTGGTACCGACGTAACCACGGCATGGATTAGGCGCCGCCACCGGCCAGCGGTTGCCAACCGGCCTTGACTGCGAATAGGGGTCGGGGGGACCGACGGTCGCACGGTAGGTCCCCCAACGCATACCGGCCTCCGTGGCCGGGACAGCGGTAGCGACGACGCCCCTGACTGGAAATCGGGGGCGTTCGTCGTAGGGCTGCTAATGCCGCCGTAGACTGGCCTCATGGCCGAGTTCCCCCATCCCGGACCCACCGGCCCGACAGGCCCCACCGGTCCGGAAGGCGGCATAGGGCCGCAGGGGAGCAAAGGTCCCGAAGGCACCGCCGGGCCGCAAGGACCGACCGGCCCGATGGGTCCAGAAGGCATACAAGGCCCTACGGGCGCCACAGGGCCGCAGGGACCGGACGGCAAAGGGGAAGCAGGGGATCAGGGTCCGACCGGCCCAGAAGGCCCTCAGGGGCCGACAGGACCCAAAGGAGCCGAAGGTGCTGCGGGGCCGCAGGGTGCGACCGGTCCCGAAGGTCCCGCTGGCCCCCAAGGCGCGACCGGACCTACCGGTGCAGTCGGCCCCACCGGCCCGATAGGACTCACCGGTCCCGCGGGACCGACAGGGCCGACCGGAGTAACTGGCCCGACGGGCCTCACCGGCGCGGTGGGGGCGACCGGCCCGACCGGAATCACGGGACCCACCGGGGTCACTGGCGCAACGGGACCAACGGGTCTGACGGGAGCCACCGGGCCAACTGGTCCGATCGGCGTCACCGGAGCCACGGGGCCGACAGGACTCACGGGAGCCACTGGTCCAGTCGGCGCTACCGGGCCGCAGGGGATCGTCTGGAAAGGCGCTTGGTCGGGCACCACCGAATACGCGGTCGGCGAGGCCGTCGAAGCGGCGGGGTCCTCCTACATCGCGATCAAAGCGGGTAAAGGCCACGAACCGCCCAACGCCGAATACTGGGAACGGCTTGCGCAGAAGGGGGCGACCGGCCCGACCGGTCCCACCGGTCCGGAAGGCACCGCCGGTTCCGGTGGTTCCACCGGTGCGACGGGTCCAACGGGACCAACTGGTCCCACCGGTCCTGCGGGAGCAACCGGCCCGACCGGCTTGATCGGATCGGCCTACCGGCGAGTTGCCTATATGTCAGGCAATGCCTCGACGACGGCCGAAGTCGGCGCCAAGTACATCTGCAACAACAGCAAAGACATAACGTCGATCGCGCCAACGGCAACGCTTGGCACCTTCCTGATTCCGATTACGGCCTCTGATCTTGCCATCACCGGCCTGACGACGAAGTTGCGTCTGAAGGGTGTTGTCCACGCAGCGACGAATCCGAAAACGACTGTGAGCCTGACGCTGTATTCGATCACCATGGCCCCCAACGTCGTCGCCGCCGAAGCCGTCGAAACACTGAAAATCGAAGTGGCGGCAGAATCGCAGAAAATCTGGGTAAGCGCCGACTTCAACCTCCCTAAAGACGGGCTATACGTGCTCGGCTATACCTTGTCTGCCAAACCAGAAGCGGCTTGCGAGATTCACGGCTACCTTGAGGTGCGCAACGTCTAATGAGCAGCGACACGATTTACAAGTTGCCAGGGGCCATCTTCACGTCCGAGCTTGAGAACGCCGAGACGGGCCTTCTCGGCACCCTCGGCGTCCGCATCCTCGCCAAGCTCGGCGGCGAGGAAGTCGTCGCGCGCCACACCGACGGCATCGCCGAAGATCCCGCGGGGTCCGGGCGCTACGTCGCCACCCTCACTGCCCCCACCCGCAAAGCCGACTACTCGATCTTCTGGGACGCGGGCACCGTCAGTCCCCTGACGACAGCCTCCGATGACCTCGTGGTCACGACCAACCTCCCCGAACTCCCGGCGAGCGAAGTCGAGTGGGCGCCGACCGTCGAAGAAGTCGCGGCCCTGATCCGCGCCCGCACGAAGATTCCCGGTGGTAGGGAGGCAGGCACCTTCAACGACAACACCCGGCCCACGCGCGGGGAGGTCGAAACCCTGCTCGGCCAGGCGGTCGACCACGTCTCGGCGGCGGTTGGCGGCGACCCCTGCAACGAGCGGCTGAAGCAGTCCGCGCAGGCCGCGGCGGCGATGCTGGCGGCGATCCTGATCGAGACGAGCTACTGGCCCGAGCAGGCCGAAGCGCGCGGCTCGGCTGCGGCTCGGCTCGAATCGCTCTACGAGAGGCGGATGAAGTCGCTGACGGCATCGGTCGCCGAGGAATGCGGCGGCCAGGGGACAGGCGACGCGGGCGAAGGCAACGCCGGAGCCGTGGCGGCGGGAGGCTTCAGCGACGGCCTGCCGCTGATCGGCCGCGACTACCCGCCACGGTGGTAGCGCGGTGACCTCGGTCATCTACGACATCGAGGGTGCCGAGGCGGTCGAGCACGACCTGCTGCGCATGGAGACGCGCCTGCTTGACCCCCGGCCGGTGCTGAAGCGATTCGTCGACCTCCTGCAGCAGATGATGGGCGAGCGCTTCGCGGCCGAAGGCGAAGGCGACTGGGCGCCACTGGCGGCATCGACGGTGGCCCGCAAGGGGTCCTCGGTGATCGGCCGCGAGACGGACGCGATGATGGAGGCCCTGACCACCGAGGGTGCCGAGGGCGCGCTGCGCGAGGTAACTGACGACGAACTGATCTTCGGAATTAACCTGACGAACGAGGAAGGTTTCGCCTACCCTGTCGCCTTTCACGAGGGCACTTCGCGTCAACCCGCTCGGCCTCTCTTCGACACCTCGGCGCTTGATCTGCGCGCTTTTACGAAGATGCTCCAGGCGTATCTCGTCGAAGGCGACCGCTCCGAGTTCGGGGTGGGTTCCTTCGGCATGGGCCTGACGACCCCCTTCGGCCCATGAGCGTCTGGGGGCCGATCGTCGACAGCAGCGACGTCGAGCGCGCGCTGCTCGCGCACCTGCGCCACTGGATGCCCTCGGCGAGCGCCTACGTACGCAAAATCAAGGACCCCGAGGCGGAACGCTGGCCCGACGGCGTCTCCGAAATCTGCGAATACGGCGTCTCTCACGCAGATGCCGTTGCTCAGCGCTGGCCGGAGGACCAGCTGCCGATGCTGATCGCCCAGTCGCCCGGCATGGAGGACGACCCGGTTGTCGAAGAGGGCGGGCGCGTCTCGGCGATCTACGGAGTCGCGCTGTCCGCAATCGCCTCCTCGGTCACCACCGAGGACGCTAAGGAGCTTGCTCGGCTCTACGCGGCGGCGGCGCGACTGGCGATCATGCAGAATCCGCAACTGGACGCGGGAACAGGCGACTTCTTCGCCGATCACGTCAAGATGGGTCGCGAGCGCAACGGCCAAATCCGCCGAGGCGTCGAAGGCGAACGCAATCTCATGGTCTGCACCGTGCCCTACCTGATCGCCGTGCCGCAGATTCTCGATGTCTCCGGTGGGCCGCTCCAGGCGCCCGAGGACCCCGAGGAAGAAGTCGCCGAATGGCCGACGGTCAAAGAGGGTGGCGGCTCGGCGACCGTCGATGCGCTGACTGAGGCTGGCTTCTTCGAGCAGAAACCCTAACGGCATAGGGGGGGTAGCGACACCGACTAGCCTTGGCGGCGTGAGTCCAGCCCCCGGCCATACGGTCACCATCGGAGAACGCGCCGCCTCTCCCGTCGCCGCAGCCTCGACCTCAAACGGCTTCCTGGTCGGGGTTTGCGAACGCGGCCCGACCGATGAGCCGATCAAGGCAATCAGCCTCGCCGACGCCGTGGATCGCATTGGCGAACGCGTCTCGGCGAACCCCTACCTCTATGACGCCCTCGACTGCGCCTTCCGCGAGGGCGCCTCGGTCGTCTACATTGCCCGCGCGGTCGGCGCCGAAAGCGCGACGGCGAGCAAAGTCGCGGTCGATTCCGGCGGCAAAACTTCCTTCACCGTCAAAGCGAGGTCGCCCGGCGCTTGGGGCAACGACATCGACGTCGGGATCACCCTTTCGGCGGGATCGGTGGTCCTCGTCGTCAAAGAAGACGGCACGACCGTCGAAACCTCCCCCGCCCTCGCCACGAACGCCGAAGTCGTCGAGTGGGCGAAAGCCTCCCCCTACATCACGGTCACGATCGGCGCCGAAGACGCGGGCGACGCGAAAACCCAGACCCTCGAACTCGAAGGCGGCAAAGACGACGTCGCGGGCGTCGGCACGAAACAGATCGAAACCGCCCTCGGGGTGCTGACCAAGGACCTCGGCCCCGGCCAGGTCGCAGCGCCGGGCTTCACCACCGAAGCCATCCACAAAGCCCTGCTCGAACACGCCGCCGCCAACAACCGGCGCGCGCTGCTCGACGATCCGGTGGGGTCAACCAAGTCCGAACTGGTCAGCCACGCGGGCGCTCTGCGCGGGCCGCTGGCGCGCTATGGGGCGCTGCTCGGCAGCTGGGCGGTAGTCCCCGGCGTCAGCCTCGGCACGACCCGCAAAGTGCCCTACTCGGGAATCCAGATGGGCCTGATCGCTCGTTCCGAGGCCGAAGGCAACAACCCGAACCGCGCTGCCGCGGGTCCTCGCGGGAAGTCGAAGTACGCGACCGGCTTGGTCACCCTCTTCACCGACGCCGAACGCGGCGAACTCGACGAAGGCGGCGTGATCGCCTCGATTCTCGTCCGCGGCGTCGTGGTCACCTACGGCAACGTGACGCTGGTCAACCAGACCACCGAACCGAACTGGAAATCCTTCTCGGCCTCCCGCCTCGTCATGGGTGTCGCCGCCCTGGCCTCGCAGGTGCTGGAGTCCTACGACTTCGAGCAGATCGATGGCCACGGCTACGTCTTTAAGAAGCTCCAGGGCGACCTCTCCGGCGCCGCCTGTATGCCCTTCTACCTCGACAACGCCCTCTACGGCACCACGCCCGACGAGGCGTTCTTCGTAAACACCGGCCCCGATGTCAACACCCCGACGTCGATTGCGGCCGAAGAAATCAAGGCGCAGATCGGCATCCGAACCAGCCCAACGGCCTCCTTCCTCGAAGTCGAGGTCGTGAAGGTCCCGACCACGGAGAGCCTGTAGCCATGCGCACCGACCAGGAACGAGTCACTGTCCGCGTCGATGACCTCGACCTCGGCGTCTTCCAGACCTTCAGCGGCGGCGGAACCTCCGCAGACGACACGAAGAATCGCCCCGGCGGCATGGGTCCCGAGGAATCCCTCGGCGGCCCGGTCAGTCGCGACGCCTTCACGGTCGGACGCCTCTACAAGCTGGAGCGCGACCACGGCCTCTTCAAGGTGCTCGACGCGAAGACTGGCGCGGGCCGGGTCGTGGCCGTGCGCCAGAAGCTCAACAAGGACCGCACCCCCTTCGGCGACCCGATCACCTACACGGGGACGCTGATCAAAGTCACCCCGCCGGACCACGACTCCAACGCGAGCGACCGCGCGGAATTCACCCTCGAAGTCTCGGCCGACGAGCCGATCGCCTAGAGTCGTCGGCCGCCAACGCCGACGAAAGGACTAGCCGATGAATGACCAGGCCCTACCGGGTCCCGCCGTAGAGGTGCGGGACGGCCGCTTCTACATCGAAGGGATGGAGGTCACCGAGGCTAAAGCCCGCGCCGCCGGGTGGACGCCATCCGAGGGGTCGGGAGACGCCGCCTCCGGCAATCTGGCGGCCTCCGAGGCTCCCGTAGGGGATGACGAGGCGCCCAGTGTCCTTGGACGCCTCAGAGAGGCTTATGCGGCCGGAGAGGTAGATAGGCGCACGACGTTCCTCATCGCCCCCGGTCGCTACCACGACCTCGCGGCGCAGTACCGACCGATCGACTGGGAACTGCGGCGGCGGCTGATGCGCAAGGCCGAACGGACCGGGGCCTTCACCGACGAGGCGAACGCCAACTTCCAGGCCACCCTCTGCGCCGATGCCTGTATCTCGATCATGGTCCGGCCCGAGCCGGGGCAGGATTTCGTCGAACTTCATACCCTGATCGAGCGCTACAAGACGGACGCGCCGATCCGCTTCGACGAGCGCCTGGCCGCGGTTTTGGGCATGGAGTTGATCGGTGGGGAGTCCGAAGCCGACATCTGCCGTCTCGTGTTCGGAGAAGAGGCGGCCTTCGATGTCCACTTCGCGGCTCTGACGCAGTGGTCGACTCAGGTCGCTCCTGGCGATGAGGATGAAGAAGGCGAGGATGAGGGCGGAGGGCGCCCTACCTAATCGGGCACCCGGCGGCGAAGACGGCGGCGGCCCTTCGGTCCACGGGCCTGGCCGCTGCCTATCTCGCCGCTACCGATCCCGACGACATTGCGATCTACGAGTCGATTGCGCTCGCGGTCATGGAGGACCGCGAGCGCGAGGCAAAGGAACTCGCCTTTCATATCGCCGAGGGAACTCGCAAGGTGCTGGGAGGCTAGGCCGTGGATGCTGACCTCCTAGCGCTTCGAATCAAGGTCACTGGCGGCAAGAGCGGCGCCGCCGAGGTCAAGGCCCTGAATACGGAGGTCGCGGCCACCGGTGCAGCCGCAAAGAAGGCCAGCACCGAGCAGGCCGCCGCGCAGGCGCGACTCGCCAGGACTGCGACCTCCCTCAAATCAGTGGGGCGGGGCCTGACCACCTACGTCAGCCTGCCGATCGCCGGAGTCGGGATCGCGGCGGGCATGATGGCGCTCGATTTCGACCGCTCGATGCGAAACGTCAACTCGATCGCCCAGCTTCCCGAGCGCCAGTTCGAATCCCTGAAGCAGAAAGTCCTCGACCTCGCTGGCCCCACTGCGCAGGCGCCGAAAACCCTCGCTGAGGGCTTGTATGACCTCGTCTCCAGCGGCTTCGATGCCGCCGAAGGCATCACGATCCTGCGCCATTCAGCCCTCGCTGCCTCGGCGGGCCTGACGACTACCGAGGTGTCGACCAAAGCCGTCGCCGCCGTGCTGAACGCCTATCAGCTGAAAGCAAGTGCCGCCGGGGGTGTCTCGGACACGCTCTTCGAAACCGTGAACCGCGGCGTCCTGACCTTCGAGGAATTGGCCTCGACGATCGGTGACGTTCTGCCCTTCGCGGCGCAGATGCACGTCAATCTGAACGAAATCGGGGCCGCCACCTCGACGATGACGAAGGCTGGGCTATCGGCCCCAGAGACGATGACGAGGCTGAAGAACACCTTGGTCACATTGCTCAAACCCGGCAAGGATCTAAAAAACCGGCTGAAGGAAATGAACACGACTGGCGAAGAACTAGTCAGCAAAAAGGGCCTGCAGGGCGCGCTGGAAGCAATCATCGCTCCAATGCATGGCAACAAGGAAGCCATCGCCGCGATGTTCCCCAACATCCGGGCGCTGGGTGGGGTGCTGGCGCTGACAGGTCGCAATTCCGCGCGCGCCGCCGAAGACTTGGCCAGCTTCAGGGATACCTCCGGCGCGACCGCGCGGGTGCTGAAGCAACAGGAACAGTCCTTCGGCTTTCAGCTACAGCGCTCGTGGGCGCAACTCTCGGCAGTGCTGATCGAACTCGGCGAAGAACTGCTGCCGGTGGTCGTCCCGGCGATCCTCAGCCTCGCTCACGGTGCTCAACAGCTCGTCGGCTGGTTCCTGCACCTGCCTGGGCCGATGCAGAAGGTCGTTGTCGAGGCGACCGCACTCGCGGCATTGGCGGGGCCGATGCTGGTCTTCGCCGCCGCAGTGCTGAAAGCCGCGAAAACCCTCGGCCTGCTGGAGGCGATGAGCAGTACGGGAATCCTCTCGGGTCGGGGAAAGGGCGCGCTGAGCCTGCTCGGCAAGATCGGGGCCGTGGGCCTCGGCGTCGGAGCCTCACAGATGGCCGGAGACGCTGCGGGTGGTGACTTCGGTAACTGGCTCAGCAACGTCGGATCTGGCGCCGCGGTCGGCGCGGGCGTCGGCTCGGTGGTGCCGGTGGTCGGTACGGGCGTCGGCGCCCTGGTCGGCGGTGCTGCGGGCGGGCTGCTGTCGGTCGTCCAGAAGCTCAATGGTGCCGAGAAGGATCTGACCGCCACGCAGATGAAGCTCGCCCGCGACTCGAAGTTCATCGCGAAGGGCATGGAAAACCAGCGGATCGCGGGCGGCAACCTCGGCCGCTCGACGGTGCGTCTGCACCGGGCCAACGCCCGTCAAAAAGCCGCCCTCGATGCCGTCCGGGCAGCGCGTGCCCGCGTCACTGCGGCGGAGGCCGCTTATGGCCCTACGGCCGCCCAGACGATAAGCGCCGAACGTCGCCTCCAACTCGCGATACAGGGTAAAACGCGGGCGCTACATCGTGCCCAAATGGCGCAGCGGAAGCATGGCATCGAGCTTCAGCAGTTCAAGCAGATCGCCGTCTCCAACGTCCTCGCCGAGCGCAACGAAGTCAACATCTTGTCGCGGAAGAAATTCGCTCTGGACCGCGAATGGGTGGCGGCGAAGCGCTCCGGGGCCGGGCAGAATCGGCTCAACGAACTCGCCGAACATGGCCAGCATGTCTCCAGCCGACTGGCGGGAGCCAATAAACGCCTAGCCGAAACGATTTCGGAAGCTGCCGTGAAAGCTGGGCCGAAGTTCGCGACCTTCCTGCGCAATGCCAACCGCGAAACCCTAAAGGCAGGGGGCACCTTCAAGCTGCTTGACGAACAAACTCAGCATCTCACTCTTCATCTCGAACAGCTTTCCGAAGTGCCACCCCCGAACCTGAGTCTCGGCCGCGGTCGGCATCATGGAGTAGGCCACAACGCCGCCGGAACCGAATGGTGGCGCGGTGGCCTATCACTCGTCGGTGAGCGCGGCCCGGAGCTTCTGGATCTGCCGCGCGGCTCCCGTGTCTTCTCGGCTCCGCGTACTCGCGCAGCCCTCGGCGAGCCACGCACCGCCGCCGCAGTCGGAAATCTTCGGGGTGGCAATACCCGCTATCTGGTCGCAACGCCGATCAAGGTCGGCAAGAAGGTTCTCCTGGAGGCTATGGTCGAAGCCCGCGAGGACGCGGAAGCGAGGCTCTGATGCAGCGCAACCCGAAGGCATACATCAGGATCAGGGGCCGCAGCTTCGACTTCAGCTGCTATCTCGGCAACGGGCGCCCGCGGATCACCGGCGGCGGCGCCGAATACGAAGCGCAGCGCCGCCCGCAGTCCGATGCCGCAACGATCTTCACCGGGAACGGGCTGCTGACCGTCGACGTGCCGGTCCTCTTCGACGGCTGGGCCGAGCGTCGCGACATCGGTCCCCATGTCGATCAGGTGACCAACCTCTGTTTCGGGCGCGGTCGCAACCCGCCCCCGGACTTCATCGCGACCTATCCCGGCCCTGGCTCGGGTGGGCGGTTCCAGATGTCGCTGCCCGAAGAACTCGAAGACCCCAAGCCGATCGTCGGTCCCAACGGGACCCTCTTCCGGCAAGCGCTGATGCTGAAGCTGGTCGAGTTCAACGATCCGACCTCCATCGGCTTCGTCAAGCGCGGCCCGGTTGCCTCTCGCAAGCGAGAAGCCGACGTCACGTCGATTGTGCTCAAACAGCCGATGTCGCTGCTCGAAATCGCCGCCAGGTATCTCAACGGCCCCGAAGACGCGAAAGAACTCGGCCGGATCAACGACATAAAGGATCTGCGAAAGAAGCTGCCGGTCGGCACGAGGGTCAAGCTGGGGACCAAAGCGAATCTCGATGAGGCTGTCGAGGCAAGCTGATGGCGGCAAAAGTCGGCGTCGCTCAGGCGCAGCCGGTCAAGCCGGAACGCTCCGTTCCCGGCATCCACTCGGTGCAGGGGATCAACTCCCACGTCGAGGACATACGGCTCCGCGGGCAGAAGCTCGTTGCGGTCATCGGTGACGCGATCGCCGAGGCGACCCTCGTTCGCAAGATCGTCGGCGCCTCCGAACTCACTCTCACGATCCTCGATCCCAACCGCAGGCTGCTGCGCTCGAAGCTGCTCCGAGAAGCGCACGAAATCACCCTCGACGGCCTGCACTGGAAGCTCGTCAAGGTGTCGGCCGAGGGGCGCAACGAGCCGCTGGTCCTGACCTACGAGCCACGCGTCGTCTATGACCTGAAGAAGCTGAAGGGGCCGCACAAAGCCTTCCGCGACAAGATGACGCGGGCGGAGTTCGCCAAGGCCCGAGCCTTCGAAGCCCGCCCCCGGCCCCGCTTCGTCTCCCCCGAACTGCACGTCGTGCAGGACATCGCCTCGGCCGCCGACGGCAAGCGAGCCAAAAAGCACGCCGAGGAATCGCGCGGCAAGGGCATCGGGGTCCACGACCCGAACTTGAAGATCAACGACCTCCCGGCCACCAAACACCAGGCCGAAATCATCGAGCGGATGCTGCGTGTCGCGGAGTCCGAAGGCGCCGCCACGAAGGTCATGGAAGCGCTGGTCCTGGCGGTGATCGATGAGTCGATCGTCGGCACCCTCTCCGACAACCTGCTCCAGATCGAACCGGAGTCGGTGTCGGGCTTCCACGGCGATCCGACCAACCCCGAGCAGTCCGCGCGAGGCTTCCTGCGCGGCTATGAATCCTCGGCCCCGGGGGCGCTCGGCGTCTACAAGGCCCACCCCGACTACTCGCCCGCTCAGATTGCGACCACCGTCCAGCGCAACGCCGCGGGTGCCGGACCCTATGAACGCTTCACCGAGGAAGGCCGGGCGTGGGTGGCGGCCTACGGCGGCGGCTCGGAGGTCACGACGACCGACTTCGAGCGCTATGCCTTCTCGCAGTCAAAGACGGAGTCCAACTGGCATTGCATGGTCAGGCTGGCGACGGAGGTCCACTGGCGCTGCTTTGAGTCGGCAGCCTGGATTTACTACCTCGACGACCCGACGCTGCTGCGGTCCTCCCACCGTATGCGTGTCTCTGACGTGGCGCCGGGGATCATCGACACGTCCTTCGACTACGACGTCGGCAAGGAGGTCACGGAGGTCATCGTCGAAGCGCTGGCAAAGACGTGGGCGGCACCCCCGGGCACCGTCGCCGCCGTCTCCCGCCACGGCCCCGCCAACGGCCTCTACCTCGTCGAGCAGATCGAATCGAAACCTTCCTCACACAAGGACGTCGTCAACGTCACCCTTCGCAAGCCGACCGAGCCACTGCCCGAGCCAGCACCGCAGTCGAAGTCCGGCAGCGTCAGCTTCGGAGGCGGCAGCGGTTCGGGGGTCTGGCCGCCGAAGGTCCAGGCGATCGTCAACTACATCGACCGCGCCAGCGCCGCATCTACCTCCTATGAGTGGGGAGGCGGTCACGGCAGCTTCGCATCGCCCGACGCCGACAAGGACTGCTCGGGCTTCGTCTCGGCTGCCGTCCATGCCGCGGGCTATCTCTCGGTCCCCGTCACTTCCGGCGTTTTCGCGGAGAAGTTCCCGCACGGCGAGGGCGAATGGGTGACGATCTACGGCAACGCAAAACACGTCTTCATGGCGGTCAAATACCCCGACGGCCACTGGCGCTATGCGGGCACCGGGGGTTCTCCGGCCGGGGGCGGATGGGTCGACGACAACAACGGGACCTCGGGTGCGCCTGCGCGGGGGGACAAGACAGCCAGCCATCCTCCCGGGCTATAGATGCCGAACCTCGCCGAACCACCCGCCCCGAGCGACCCCGTCGCCCACCTCGGCATCGTCGTCGAGCCGCCCGCAGCGCTGGGCGATCCCTTCACGGTGCGCATCCCCGCCTTCGATGACCTGCACGTCTTCGAGATTCGGCGCTGGGAATACCGCGGGCCGACGCTTCCCGCACCAGGCGATGAGTGCCTCGTCATCGTCCACGACAAGGCAGAGCCGTGGGTCGCGGCGTGGTGGCCTGCCGCGGGCGATAGCTCAACCGACATATTCCTCGACGCTCGCGACTGGGTTGGCCGCACACCCACAACCTCCGATCGCGGGCCTCAGCTACAGAAAGCCCTCGAAGCCGCCCGGGATGAGGGACCGGGCGCCAAGCTGATCCTGCCGCCCTGGCAGATCGTCACGGCCCAGCCGCTCGAAGTCGGCGACCTCGTCAATCTCGACGGCCACGGACCCCTCGTATCAGATCTAAAGCTCGGGGACGGCAGTAACTGTGACATCTTGACCGTCGAGAATTACGAATCGGGCGGGGTTCACAATATCGGGCTTCGGAATTTCTCCATCGAAGGTAACTCTGCCAACAACTCGGCTGGCTCCGGTATTCTGAGCGATGGGGTTTCGGTCATCGGCGACAACCTGATCGTCCACAACTGCGCCGAAGACGGCATAGTTCACACTCAGTCCCGGCCGGGCGATGAATCACGCGCCTTCGGCGAGGACGATTCCTTTTGGCACAACGTCAAGGTCCTTGATTCGGGACGCTATGGGATTCGAAGCAACGCCCATGACTGTCACTACACCGAGATTTGGGTCTGCTCAAACGATACGTGCAACTTCGTGGTCGATGAAAAAGGCTATGCCTCGAAGCTGACGCGGGTACATGCCTTCGGCGGCGCTGACTATGGGATTGAATTTCGCGCCTCGGCCAAGTGCGTCAACTGCGAGGGCGAGGGCGGCCGCAAAGCAAATGTCCTTTTCAAAGCCGACAACGTTCAGTGGATCGGCGGCTCGGTGTTCTATGACGGCGGCAGCGGAGCGGGGAAAGTCGGCTTCGAGTGGGCAACGGGCGCGGGCTTCAACACCCTGATCGACGGCGCGCGTGTAAACGATTGTGTCGAAGGTGCCTTCAAGTTCACCGGTACCGGCTCTAATTCCCGAATACGGGCCGTCGTGAGCCAGAAAGAAGGAAAAGTCGTCGTCGGTGAACCCGGCAGCAACATCGACTTCGACCTTCACGTAATCGGCGAAGCCAAACCCAACCTGCCGATCAAGACCGTCGCCTCCTCGGGAACGATCAGTCTGCCCAACTCGGCCAAAGTCATCGAAATCACCGGCAAAAACGAAATCAAAGAAATCGAAGTCACGAAACAGAACCATGAGGTCACTCTCCGCTTCCGCGAAAACTGTACCGTCAAGGACGGCAACAACCTTGACCTAAAGGGTGATTTCAACGCGAAACCCGATGACACGCTGGAGCTTGTCTGCGGAGTTACCGAATGGCATGAGAAGAATCGCTCAGGCCGCGAAGGGGGCACGATGTACGGCCCGGCTCCACTCATCGGCACCCCGGCCAGCGCGGCCTCTCCGGGCGGCAGCAAGTACGAGTCCGTGCGGATCACGATTCCCAATCGCGCCACCTTGACCGGGGTCGCTCTGCGGGTCGGCAACGAATCGAAAAACAGCGTTCGCGTCTACCTGCACGACCTGGCGGGCAACCTCCTCGCCAACTCCTCGGTGACGGCGATGGGCACCGCCGAACAGTGGCAGCGGATTGCCTTCCAATCGAAACCGACGATCGAGGCGGGCGATTACGTGCTGACGATCCAATATGCCTCGGTGACGAGCAAGATCTACAAGGCGCGGATGCTGGCGCCGACGCTGACCGCTGAAGGCCCGGCCGAATTCGGCGTCATCGGCAAACTCGCGGCGGTCCCGACGGAACCCGAGAACGTCGATCGGCCAATTCTGGTGACCTACTAGCTAGGATCAGGCTCCGGTGCGCTTCCACCTACCCGCCCTTCCTGGTCAGCCGACGATCGCCGCCAACTCCAGCTGCGCCTACACGCAGAAGGTCCGGCGCTTCGCCTCGATGATGCACGACTGCGGCCACCATGTGATCCTCTACGGCGGCGGCGACAACGACGCTCGCTGCAACGAATACGTTCCCGCCTACCAGGACACCGAGCCGGTCGCCTTCGACCCGACGGCCTGGGCGCCCGGCAACGCCGCCGTCATCGGTGAGATTGCGGCCCGCGTCGAGCCGGGCGACGTGATTCTGCTGATCGCCGGGCGCTGCCAGGAGACGATCGTCAACGCCTTCCCCAACCACACCTGCGTCGAGTTCGGGATCGGCTACGGCGGCAGCTTCGCCGCCTTCCGCGTCTTCGAGTCCTACGCCTGGATGCACTCGACCTATGCCGCGCAGGGTGGCCCCGATCCCCACGCACTCGACGGGAACGCCTACCACGCCGTGATCCCGAACTACTTCGACGTCGAGGACTTCCCGGCCGGTGACGGCTCCGGCGACTTCCTGCTCTACGTGGGGCGGCTGATCGAGCGCAAGGGCGTCGAGGTCGCCGTCAACGTCGCGCGGGCGACCGGCATGACCCTCTTCCTCGCGGGCGAGGGCCAGTACCGACCCGGCGAGGGCGAGCCGAACATCGAGTACGTCGGCGCCGTCGAGCCGGGTCAGCGCGCCGCCATGATGGGCAAGGCCCGCTGCCTGCTGGCGCCGACGACCTACATCGAGCCGTTCGGGGGCGTCGTCGTCGAGGCCGCACTCTGCGGGACCCCGGCGATCACGACCGACTGGGGCGCCTTCCCGGAGACGGTCGTGCAGGGCATCACCGGCTACCGCTGTCGCCGGCTCGGCGAGTTCATCTGGGCCGCCGAGCACGCCGACACGCTCTATCGCGGGAACATCCGCAATCGGGCCATCGCCAAGTATTCGGTCGATGCGATCGCCCCGCGATATGAGGCATACTTTGCGCACCTGGCGACGCTACAAAATGGCCGGGGAGGCTGGTATGACCCCCGCCCGGCGCCGCCGGGGCTGGCGGTGCCCGGCTAGGCTGGTCCCATGCCGACGCCCGCCATCCCGAAGCTGCGCATCCCTCTGCGGCTCGAAAACGGGCGGCTCGGTGTTTGCGAGCAGGACAGCCAAGAGAACGTCGCCGCCTGCGTCTACGCGGTGCTGGCAACCGAACGCGGCTCGCGGCTGGAGGATCCCGACTTCGGAGTGGAGGACCCAGCCTTCGGCACGCTGCCGCTCGACGTCGACGAATGGCTGGAGCAGATCGCGGCCTATGAGCCTCGCGCTGAGGTCCACACTGAGCAGGAAGTTGGCGACCTGATTGGCGCCGTGCTGGTCGAAGTGGGGCTGAACTGATGGCGGACTTCGTCACGCTGCCGATCGAATCGACGCCGCAGCAGATGCTCGAAGAGTGGTCTGCCGAAATGGAATCCCTGATCGAAGGCTGGACTCCGGCTCTTGGCGAGTACGAGACGATCTTCGCGCAGGCGATCATCTACCGGATCGTCTTCCCGCTGCTCCAGCTGGCGGCCAACGTCGATGCGGCGATCTTCCAAGAGTGGGGCCGCCAGATCGTCAACGTCGTCCCGCAAGAGGCAACGCGGGCGACCGTCGATTCGACCTGGACCCTGAAAGACAAATCCGGCTACACGATCACCGCCGGGACGCAGATCGATATCGCCCGCTCGGGCGACGATCGGGTCGGCTTCATCGTCGTCTCCGATGTCGTTGTGGCGCCTGGCGAAGACACGACCAAACCGGGCGAGGTGGTGCTCGAAGCCGTCGAACCGGGCCTGGACGGAAACGGCCTCGAAGGCGAAGGGGTGCTGATCGATGCCCTCTTCTTCGTCGATAGCATCGCGATCATCGGTGCCTCCTCGGGGGGAGCCGACGCCGAGGATCCCCAACACTTTCTTGCTCGCCTCGCGAGGACGATGCAGACCTACATCGAAGGTGTGGTGATCGCTCGCGACGTCGAGATTGTCGCCCTCAACGTGCCGGGGATCGGCCGCGCGCTGGCGCTCGACAACTACAACGCCGAAACCGAAGAAGACGAACAGGAGAAGACGACCACAGTCGCGGTCACCGATGCCGAAGGCGAACCCGCCACGGCGGAAGCCAAGGAAGCGCTGGCAGCGAAGCTGGAGGAAAAGCGCGAGGTTAACTACCTCTTCTTCGTGATCGACCCGACCTACCACGAACTCGACGTCGAAGGCGAAATCGTCCCCATGCAGGGCTTCGACAAAGCCGAAGTCGCCGCCAACGTCGCTGCGGCGATCGCCGAACGCTTCAGCCCGGCCCGGCACGGTCAGCAGCCGCCGGGCGACGACACAAGCTGGGTCAACGACGACACTCTGCGCTACCAGGACCTCGTCACCGTCGTCAACAACGTCGAGGGCGTCGACTACTACAGCAGCTTGAAATGGCGGGTGGGGGTCGCGGCCTTCGGGACCGCCGATATCAGCCTCACCGGGGCCGCCCCACTCCCCCGGCCTGACACGATCACGATCACCTAGGTCGCGGCGATGCCGAAGCCCGACGCATCGCCTGCCGCGCTTGAACTCTGGGAAGCGCTCGCGCCGGCGTTCACGGCCAACGACGAGCAGACCGACTACCTCTCGCTGCGCGTCTGCATGGCGATTACCGCCGGGTCCCTGGACCGGCTGCATTCCTACCTGATCGACGACATCACGAACCTGCCCGCATGGGCACCTCTCCTCGACCCCGAAAAAGCTCCGGCCGAGGCCCTGCCCTGGCTCGCTCAGTTCTCCGGCGCCGTCCTCACCCCCGAGATGACCGAGGCCGCGCGCCGGGCGGCGATCCAGACCCCCGAGGCGTTCAGCCGCGGTCGGCTCGCCTCTTTGGAAGCCGTCGCCAGGCGGCGCCTGACGGGGACGAAAACGGTCCTGGTCACCGAGCGCTATACCGGCAATGCCTGGCGCCTGCGGATCGAGACGCTGGCAGAAGAGACGCCCGACCCCGAAGGCACGCTGGCCGACATCCTCACCTACCAGAAGCCGATCGGCATCGTCCTCTTCTTCAACACCCGCGCCGCCTGGACGTGGGGCGAGGTCAAAGCCGAGAAAGCCAAATATCCGACCTGGAAATCGATCAAAGAAGCATTTGCGACCTGGAAAGACTTCCGTACCCACGAACCTTGACAAAGCGCAAGTAGCCGGATAGGCTCTCGGCATGGAGCATGAGCTTGTCGCATGGTGCTATTGCAAATGCGTCGAACCCAGCGGGCGACCTGGGGAGCGATGCCTAGCGTGCCGTCAGCAGATCGAACCGGACATCGTGCAGCGCCAGAAGGAAGCTTGGGAGCGGATCAACAGGAAGTGCCCCCATGCCTAGCCCGAGCCTCCCGGAGGGAGTGGACCTGCACGAGAGTGCCAGAAGAGCCGGAGTGGCTGTGCATTCGGGTCGGGAAGCGCAAATCAGCGATAACCGCGGTGTAGAGAGGGGCTGGATCAAGCTCGCCGACCTCCCCGCCATCCAAGCCCAGGCCCGAGAAGAGGAGCGTGAGCGGCGGGAAGCGATTGAACGCGAACATGCTGCCACGGCCTCGGCAATGCTCGACTACAAGGATCGCGCCGAAAAAGCCGAGGCCGCCCTCGCCACCGCCCGCTCCAAGGCGCGCGAGGAGGTCAGGGAGGCGCTGCCTTCGCGAGAAGAGATTGCGGCCCTCTTCCGCCGTCCCCCCGAACACGACCACGGTGCCTACCGCGATGGTCCGTGTTTCGGCTGCTTGCAGGAATCCGCCAGGAGAAAGCTTGACAACGTCCTCGCCGCCCTCGACTCCCAGGAGCCCAAGGATGAGTGAGCGGGAAAAGACACCGCAGGCCGAAGGGACCAAGGTTGACGCTCTCAAGCTGGGTGCCGACCTAATCGAACGGTTGATCGAAGAAAACCGCGCCCGCGCTCGTCACGGGGCCAATTCAGAGGGTTCCTTCCTCGATGCTGTGCAGTACGGCGTCGCCCTCGGCCGCCTTCGCGCGATGGCCGAATACGAGGAGCCCAAGGATGGCTGAGGCATACGGATTCTGTGAATGGTGCGGTGCATGGCTCGGTCACTTTATGCGCCGTTGCTGGCGCTGCGGAGATATGCAGCCCCATCGGGAGCCCAAGGACCAGGAGGGTGGACGGTGAGCAGCCGGAGACGACTCCTGACCGAGCCTCAGTACAGGCTGTTGAAGCGGCTAGCTGGTTACGACGACGACCTTGAGGTGCGACTCGGAAGTGCAAGGGATCGCGCTGTCGCTCGTCGGCTAGCGGCCCTCGACTGCGCGAGAGAGAGCAAAGAGGACTGGTGGTCGATCACCGACCACGGCCGCAACATCCTCGAAATGGAGCGCGTCCACCACCGGGACCAGGAGGGTGGGGATGGCTGAGAGCAACCAGATACCGGACGCCAACGCGATCATCCGTTGCAACCACCCGTATGGCGCTGAACAGTACATCGACGCCATCCGCTCCCACGAGCGCTCCCAGGTACTGGAGGAGGTGCAGAAAACGCTGACGCCACTCCTCAACGCAATCGCCCCTCAGGACGGATCGATGTCAGATTCGGCGCTGGTGCAGACGGAGGCCGAGCTGGTGTGGCTGGCGCTTCGCGATCTTGGCGTTTCCACGGCATGCGGGGAGTGCGGTGAGAACCCCGACCCAGAGACGGGGATTGTCCGGCACCGAGCATCCTGCCCCACCCTCGACTCCCATTCCCCCATAGAGCCCGAGGGGCAAGCGACGAAGGACGCGGCGACGATGCTGCGCGAGTTCCACTCTGTCTTCGCGCACCCTGACACGGACGCCCTTTGGCTGCGGCCGACGCTCCACCGGGAAGAGCACGCTGAGCTGATCGAGGCCCTGGAAGACGCCGAGAACGCCCCGTGTCGCGCGTCTCACGAGCAGGTAGCCCGCGAGTTGGCCGATGTCGTCTACATCGCCTATGGAACGGCGCTGCTCTACGGGATTGACCTTGACGCGGCGCTTCGCGAGGTTCACCGGGCGAACCTGAGCAAGCTTGGCGATGACGGACAGCCGATCCGCCGCGACGACGGAAAGGTGCTGAAGGGGCCGAACTTCTCGCCGCCCGACATGTCGGTTGCCCTTACCCAGCCCTCCTCCAATACTGCTGAGCCTCAATAAGACGGCCAGCCGCCGCGGCCATAGTCGGCCCAGTGTCGGTGCGCGCAGATGTCCTGCTCACGCTTCGGCGCATCCCACGCCGTCGGCGCGAAGGACATGCAGCCGTGCAGCGCCCAAGCATCGAGCATCCCGTAGAGATTGCCGCCGCCAGCGCCGTATCCGGACTCATGCAGCGGGATCGTGCATTCGGTCGCCCACCACCGACCGGCACAGTAGAAGGGCGTGACGCGTTCGCGAAACAGCATCGCGCGGCGGTGGGCGTAGTAGGCGACCTTGTCGCGGCGCCAGGTGAGTCGCATGGCCGCGTGGTGATGGGCCGGAGCGCAGCCCAGACGCCCTCTCTGGGCCTCCAGGACTCTTTCTGGGGGTTGACCCCTGCGCCATGCCTGGCGGCGCCACACGGACGCTGAGAACGGCTTAAACGCGGCGGCGGTGCATCTGACGGGAAGAGGCGTTGTCTTTTGAGTCTCGGCCACCGATGACGTCGACACGCCGACAAGCGCGAGCGCCACGGTCGCCGCGAGGGCGATCCGCTTCATGGTTCTCTCCTACGTCGTGGCCTCGCGAGTGGCGGGACCGATTCGATGGGGGCCGGTTGGGCTTCCGTGTCGGATGGCGCGGGAGGCTAGCTGTCGCCGAGGACGGCCCCGCTCAGGCACCACGCGAGCGAGAGACAGACGATGGCGAGGGCGATATGCGCGAAGGTGTCGATCATGCTGCAGCGCGTTTCGGTGCGGCGATCGGCGTTCCTGCCTCCAAGCGCCGCCATGCCGCGACCGTGCATACCGCGCGCTCGCGCGTGGTCATCGGACGGCGTTCATAGGCCGCTTGCCACCGGAGTCGGTCCTCTTCGAGCAGGGCGCGTTCTTCGAGGACCAGCGAAGCAATCCCCGTGTCTTCGACTAGCCCTCCCTCACCCTGCGGGGCCTGGATGCGGTTGATCGCCGAGGACCACGCCTGCTCGAAGGGAACTTTGCGCTCCTGCATCAGCGAAAGGACGCGGCTCATGTAGTTGGAGGCGGTCGTCGGCTCATCGACGCCCGGAAGAGTCAGCAGGCTATCCGCGCCAAGCGCCGACAGCGATGCCAGAAGGCCGTCAAAGCCGAGGTCGGAGCCGATCACCTTGGGCCGAAAGCATAGCGCCAGGTGGGGCGGTTGCGGGGACTTTATGCTGAGCGGGTGAGTCGTCTCGTTCCGGTCCCGACCTGGCACCGCGCCTATGTGCGCTCGCATTGGGTGGGCCTCAGCGTCGCTTTCGGCGTGTGTATTAGTGGCCTGATCGCCCTATTCGCGCCCGAGGCCGTCGAGCAATCGGCGGCGGCAGTGGTGTTGCCGCGATGGGTGGTGATACTGCTCAACCTGACTTGGACGATCGGCGGCGGCGCTGCCACCGTGGGCATGTTGCGCGGCAACCGCCAGCTGCACGTCCCCGGCATGAGCCTGATCGGAGGCGGCCTGCTGGCCTACTACTCGGCAATCGTGGCGCTGCGACCCGACGCGGCCCTGCAGGTCTGCTTCATCGCGATTCTCGGCGTCGGATGCCTGCTGCACGCGATCTTCCTTGGACTCCACGGCTACTCGGGTACCGAGCGGGGGTTTCGGCAACGATGATCCCCTTCGCCGTTCTCGACCCGACGACCGTGATCGCCGTCGGCGCGGTCGTCATCAGCGCCCTCGGGGGCGTCTTCGGCGTGGTGAAGCTGCGGCCCGAAGCCGAAAGCATCGCCACGCGCACGACGCTCGAAGTGATCGAGTCCCAGCGCGAGCAGCTGAAAGAAGCCCGCGAAGAAGCGACCCAGCTGCGCAAGTCCCTGCGCAACCGCGAGGAAGAACTCGACGCCCTGCATCGACGTTTCACGACCCTGCGCGTGGACTTCGACGCCCTGGAGGCCGAGTTGAACGCCCTGCGCGGAGCCAATCATCCCGCGTAGGGGCCGCGGGTGCGGGTGTTAGGCTGGCGACCATGACCAAACTTCGCAAAGCGCTCGCTTCCCTTTCCCACTCCCTCGGCATCCAGCAGGCCCTGCGCGATCGCGCAGTCGGCCGCATGAAGGCCCGCCACGCCGGGCAAAAGAAAGCCGAACGACAGGCCACTGCCGCCCGCGAGGCTGCGGCTCGCCTCCGAAAGGAAGCACACCACTTCCTCACCTTCGGCCCGAAAGTCGATCAGGCCAAGGGCGAACGCAAGCTGCGTCGCGCCGAACGCAAGGGCGCGAAGGCGCTGCGCTATGACGCGAAGGCCGAGAAGGAAAAGGCACGCGCCGTCGTCTGGCGAGGCCGGGCACGAAAGCTGTCGAACCGAATCGAGGGCGTCGAAACCCGCATCGACAAAGTGAAGGCCGAGTTGCGCAAGCTGGGGTCGGTTGTGAAAGGCAACCGAGTCGAGGGCGGCGATGAGTTCGAGCGCTGGAGGACGTGTCTGCTGGCCTCGGTCCACAACTGCGCCACCGCCGACCGTCGCAACGAATACTCGATGGGCGGCGACTGGGACATCGACCACGAAATCGTCGGTGGTCCCGCGCCAGGCAACCGCTCCGATTGCTCCAGCACGGTCACCGGCTGGTCGAAGGCATGCGGCTTTCCCGACCCCAACGGCCAGGAATACAACGGCGGCTTCACCGGCACCCTGCTCACCGCCTCGGGCCGCTGGAAGCAGGTCAGCCTGGAGCACATGCTGAAGGCGCGTCGCCCGGCGTTCATCGTCTACGGCTATGGCAACGGCCACCATACCGAGGCATGGTGTCCGGCCATTGCCGACAACGGGGACTTCATCGACGCGATGCGGACCGCCGGTCACGGCTCCGATCCGGTCGATTTCGGCACCGTCCACCTGTTCGGCTCCGGCGAAGTGGAGCGCTACTTCATCCTGGCGGCCGAGTAGGTCGCGAGCCATCTACCGAAAGGACACTCGATGAACCCCGATTCCAAGATCAGCCGATGGGTCGCCTTCCTGCTGGCGCCCCTCGCCACGATCGCCGCGGGCCTCGTCGCCCACGCAGCCCTAGCGATCTTCAACGTGCAACTCGACCCCACCGCCACGGCGGCCTGGATGCTCGGCGCGATGGCCTCGCTCGCGGGCCTCGCCTACAAGTGGTTGCATAACCGAGGGCGCTACGAGATAGCGCATGTGCTCGGGACCAACCCCGACACCCTCGATACCGTCGCCACCGCCGTCCTAGATCGCCTTCCCGACGCGCCGCAGACTCCGGCCACGACTACGCCCAGTGAAGGCATGCCTCACCCGTTGACCCCCAGCGGGGGTCCGGGCGGTACCAGCCCCGGCCAGTAGACTTCGCGTGGGAGTTCCTTTCCGCCGGACGACGAGCGCCTCTTCGGGGGCGCTTCGCCGTTCAGGGACTTGACAAAGCGCAAGCGATTCCGATAGGCTATGCCCATGAACCGCAGTCGACGAAGGGAATCGCGATGCTGAAGCAGCTGAACTACACCCGCCTCGAACACACCCGCGAGGGGCTGGCCGCCGAGTACTCGATCAGTGCTCCGGACAGCGATGGCGGCGAGTTGACCATCGTCCTCGCCGACCTCGGCGGGGGCAAACTCGCTCCGCAGATTCGCTGCTTCAGCGACCAGCTGGGGGCGCTCGCCGACTTCCTGCTCTGGGGGGCGGCGAAGGTCCTCGACGGCGAATACGAGACACCGGAGGGCTTCGAGCAGGCGCTCCAGCAGATCGGCATCTGGGCCTGATGTTCTTCTACAAGATCACCGAGCGCCAGAAGCGCGGCGACACGAAGACGTCTCGTAATACCTTCCATGAGTTCTTGCACACGTCCGACCTTGGGAGCGTGGTGGGAACGATGATGCGCACCCGCTCGACGACCTCCGTCAGCGTCACGAAGATCAGCCAGGCGCACTACGTGCGGGCGACGCGGGGGGGCGAGTGAGCGGATGCGTGAATTGCCGGATTCCGTCGAGCTTGCCCGCCTCGCGTCCCTTGATCTAGGCAAGGACGTAACCTCGGATCACATTCGGGCCTACTTGCTTATCGGCCTCAAAGGACTGACGGCGGCGGGCTTCGATCTTGAGGACGCCGAGGAAATCCAGGCGACCGTTTTGAAAGAGATGTCGTGACTTCTCCGACCCTCTACCGCATCGTCGAGGGAGGCGAGTGATGTTCGGCGCTCTCCTCTACGCGCTGTGTTTCGGCATAGGAACTGCCCTCATCCTGGAAGGATTCGGCGCTGGGGTGCCGTCCCCGTCGGGGATCGGTATTGGCCTTATCTGTGGCGTACTGGGAATTCTTGCCCAGAAAGCGATGGAACGATGACCGAGCCGATTCTCTACCGCATCCTCGATTCCTACCCCTACCTGGAGCGCGAAGACGAATACTCCCGGCTGACACTGGAGGAAGCGGCCGTCCGCATGGACGATCTGACCGGCGTCGGCGAGGACGTGATCTTGGCGGATTGGGATGAGCGGTGCCAGACTTGTGAGGGCCACGATCAACATCGAGTGGTCAATCCCGACTGGCCGTCAGGCAAGGGGGAGTACATCGAAAAGACTGACGAAACCTGTCCAGATTGCGGCGGCGACGGCAAGTGGGCCGGGCCGTGGGTCTGGAAAGACGACGAAACCGGCCGGGAGGTCACGATGATGCGCGAGGTTGAGCCATGATCGTCAGGTTGACGAAGACGGGCGGGTCTGCGGGAGTCTGCGTCTTCGGCCGACTGGAGAAGGGATCAACGATTGACGTGTCAGTCCCAGCTCGCCTCGGCGAGGGCGAACAAGAGGCCAAGATTCATGCCCGCAAGATATTCGAGCGCGACCATGCCGACGAGAACCCAATGGAGTGGGAGGCCGAGATAGTGCCCGAGGCTGGGAGTATGTCGACAGGCGACGGTCTGGGCACCTGATGCGATCCCTCCTCGACCGCCTCCGCGCCGCGCTCGCGCCCGCAGAGCGCCGACCCCGGCCCGCCCATCAGATCACCCTTGACGTCCGGCGAGCGGAGCGCAGGGCGCGCGAGGGGCGCTGATGGCGAAACCCAAGCCCCCTCCCTGGCTGACGCAGGCATTTGCCGAGGGCGTGGTCGAACTCGCCCCGGCTCGTCCGGCTCCCGCCTACAAGGGTGCGCTGGGGCGCTGCTGGCTGGCGCAATGTGACGAGCGGCAGCGGCCCTGCTCGGGACGGCTCGAACGCTTTCATTTCATCGGGCGCCAGCGGGTCGAAAACGCGCTCAGGGCGCTACTGCCGCCGCGGCGCGAGCTTCCCGAGGGCGGCATCTATCCCTATTCCAAGGCCGAGGTCTGGGACCTGATCCTGCTCGCCGCCTGGGACCCGCGCAATGGCGGCATCGGCTGCGAAGCTCATCATCGACGCTTCGATGGCCACCTGACCCCTTCGCTTCAGATTCCCTACCTGGCGCTGCCTTCGCACGTCGTGGAGTTTGCTTTCAATTGGGGGATCGAGGCCCAGCTAGAGCGCTTCCCTCCGGTATCTGACGTAGGCTGTCCCCGTTAGCTGCACCCTTCCCAACCAGTAGGAGAGAATCGAATATGAGCGAGGATAAGGCGGCTGAGGTCGCCAAACAGACCGAGGGCGGTTGGCTTCCTCTCCCGGTTGACAACATCACCGACGCGCTGCCGTTCCTGCGCCGACCCTTCGCGCCCGGCGCGGTGAAGTGGAAGGTGCAATCGACCTGGCCGAAAGGCAAGCCGGCCGAGGGGGCGATCGTCGTCGGCTACATCGACGCCCGGCTCGTCAGCGAGCGGCTGAACATGGTCGTCGGCGGCAACTGGTCGGAGAAGCCCGTCCGTGTCGGCGACCGCCCCGACGCGCTGATGTACGAGTTGACCGTCTTCGACACGACCCACGTCGACGTCGGGATCAGCCAGGGCGCGACCGAGGGCATGAAGCTGAAGGGCGCGCACTCCGACGCGCTGAAGCGCACCGCCGTCCGGTTCGGCGTCGGGGTGCCGCTCTACGCGATGCCGGAGGTCCGCATCCCCGTGACCCCCGATGGCGCCGAGGCGAGCGACGGGACGCCGACGATCAAGCGGCGCGGCGATGGCAAAGCCGGTTACCTCAGCCAGGGCGTCGAAGCCTTCCTGCGCCAGCGCTACGAGAACTGGTTGAAGGGCGAGGGCAACACCTTCGGCGCCCCGCTCGACCACGGCGACGCCTCGGTGGGATCGGTCGGCTATGAGGACCCCGACGCTGCCGATGAGTCAGGCACCGGGCGCCCCGAGCCGGAGCCCATGGCCGATGCCGAAGGCACGGAGTTGATCGCACAAGCCGAAGCACTGCGCGACGAGATTCAAGCCCTCGACCCAAGCGCCCTCGGCAGCTTCGACAACGCCCTGAAACAGCGCTGGCACGCCGCCGACCTGATGCGCGACTTCATCGGCAAACTCGAAGGGCTGCGCGGCGACATCGAACGCTTCCTCGCGCTCCAAGAGGAGGCGGTCGGCAAGCTCGGTGAGGACGCGGCGAAGAAGGCGGTCGAGAAGGCGATGCGGCGCGGCAGCCGATCGGAGCGAGTCGAGGTGCTGGAAAAGGCGCTGGCCGAGAATGGAGGCGACAATGCCTGATCTACCGGAGAAAGTACTGGCTGATGCCGAGTTCGCTTGGTTGCTAGCTAAACGGAACGGAAGAAGCGAGCAGGGTTGCATCGAATCGGCGGTCATCGCCGCTTCCGCCGCTATCAAGGAGGAGCTACAAGCCGCCTTCGACCATATTCTGAATGTGGAAAGCAAGCTGCCCGGCCTCCACGACATGTTCGACCATGTCTTTCCCGGGTGGAAGGATTCTCATCGCGGCCCGCTCGGTGACGGGCCGAGCTACGCCCACGATGTAAAGCCGCTCGAAGAAGAGTTGGCGACAGCAGAAGCCCACCCCGAGTACGGGATCGACGTGGATGCAGTTCGAGCGGCGCTGGAGGAAGCCCGGGCCGATGCGGCCAGGAAGGCATCGGGGTCGTGAGCGACCGCCCACACTGGCGTGATCTGCCACCGATCGACCCTGAGGCCCAGCCGCACTTCCCCGAGGATTGGACGCCCTCGCAGACGTTTCTGCGCATCCACGACAACTGCGATAGGGCTGCGCTGCTGTACCTGAAGCATGGCGGCGGCGCGGCAACCCACGAACTCAACCGAGGAAGCCTCGTGCATGAGACGCTTGAGCGACTGCTGCGAATGCTCGTCGCCTCCCAGCGCGAACGCGCCGCAGACCTCGACACCGAGCCTGCCGCCGACTACGTCATCGACGACCCCGCCGCCCACGCCGAAGACGTTGCCGTGCAGCTGGAGAACTCGATTCCGCCGGAGCTTGGCCGTCAAGTCCTCTACGAGGTCATGGCCGACAACCCCGAGTTGCAGATCAGCGCCGAGGAACGCGACGCCTGCCGCTACATGGTCGATCACTGGTGCCGCGGGACCGAACGAAACGGCGGCTTTGAGCCAGGGTCGATCATCGGCATCGAGAAGACGCTGACGCTGGAAACCGGCGGCTTTCGGGTGCTGGTCCGGCCCGACCTGATCCGCGACCTCGGCGGCGGCGTGTGCCGGATCGATGACTGGAAGACGGCCTGGCCGCCCGACTCCGAAGACTTCCGCGCGCAGGCTTACGACGCCGCGGGCAACCCACGCTGGGCGGGCAACTACCAGCTGAACATGGGCGCCGTAGTGGCCGCCTTCGGGGTCACCGACGACGGGTTGCCGCTCGGCAACTTCAACCGCTTCCAGCTGGCGCTTGGCTTCCCGCGCATCCTGCGCGAGGATGGGATCGATGAGCGCATCGTCGAAGTCGACCGCCTGCAGCTGGAGTCCTTCCGCGAGGACCTGGACCTGCAGCTTCACCGGCTCCGCGAGGTCTGCATGGGCAAGCGCAAGTGGCAAGCGACGGCGGGCAACCACTGCGGCGAATGCCCGGCCGAGGTCGCTTGCCCGCTGCCGCGGGTCCTGCGACCGGAGTCCCAGATGGCGAACCTGACGACGCTCGATGACCTCGAAGAGGCCGCCAACAAGCACTTCTTCATGCAGCGCTCCGGGGAACGGCTGAAGCGGCGGATCAAGAAGGCCGCCGAGTCGATGGTCCCCGAGGACCTAGACACCTTCATCGTCGATGGCAAAGAGGTGCGCGGCGTGGCGATCGGCGCGGGCGACAGCGTCGCGCTCGTCTTCGTCGATGTCGAGAAGACGGAAGTCATCGACCGGGAGAACCTGCTCGCCGCCGCCGAGGCGGCAGCCAACCTCGGCGAGCCGTTCGACCGCAACGACCATGTCAAGCGCCGCCAGTCGGTCGAATTCGTAAAGAGGAAAATCGGGGCAAAGTGAGGGTCGTGCTGACGTGGTCGGAGGTCGCGATTGCCGCTCGGATCGGGGAGGCCCGGACGATCCGCAACCGCGCTCGTGGCAACGGCCACCGCCACAACCACCCGCAGCCAAAGGCGGCCGACTGGACAACCGATATCGAGGCTGCCTGCGCGGAGGTCGCCGCCGCCAAGGGCCTCGGCGTCTACATGCCAATCACGACCACGCCCGAGGAGGACCGTTTCGGCGACCTCGGCTACGGGCTGCACGTCCGGCACTCCGACCGCGAGGATGCCCGCCTGATCTTGCACCCCGACGACCACGACGAGGGTTTCTTCATCCTTGTCACCGGCGTCGCCCCCGTCTACGCGCTGCCCGGCTTCATCCAGGGCGCCGCAGGCAAGATCGAGAAGTGGTGGTCGGACCCGACCGGCGAAAACCGCCCGGCCTTCTTCATCCCCCAAAATGAGCTTCATCCCATCGAGGGCCTAGTCGCCCTCCGACCCATACCCCTGCCGCCGGATTGGCCGACGGCTTACGAAAGGACTGGCTGATGCCTGACCGCAACTACCGAGTACTCGCGCTCGACCTCATGGCCGATGATGCGGAACGCAATATCTACCACGACCTCGGCGTTCACTCCGGACACGATGCGAAGGCCGCAATCGAGATAGCGCTGGCAGAGCACGGCCTCCCAGAGGGAGTAAAAGTATGCGTCGGCACCCCAGCCTCGAATTGGAACGAGCACGACGTCGAACCCGACCCGCGCCCGCAGTTCAAGGTCACACCGCGCAAGCCGGGCGAGGCCGATGAGATACCCAAGGCCGAGAGGCCGGATATTGATCAGGCCGATGCGGCTGGGTTGACATGAAGCCCTCGGCCCGTCAGCGCCAGCACCGGGGCGAGCGCAAGCGCGCCCGTCGCCGGGCGCGCAAGGCGAAGGCCGCGCCGATGCTGAAGACACCCTGCCCGAGGTGCGGCTACCCGACGCCGTCCATGCAGTCGGGCGGCTTCGTCCGCTGCACGCTCTGCGGGAGCGTGAAGGGATGATGGCACGGCTGCGCCGCTTCTACTGGCAGCGGATCAGGCGACACGACTCCGAGATTTGCCATAGCTGCGGTCGCCCCGTCGGCCTCGTATGGTGGTGCTTCGATCCAGGTCTGTGGGAGCGAGTCACCGGGAACCGAGCCAACGGCCAGGAACCAGCGTCCGGTTTGCGGTGTATCCCCTGTTTCGACCGAGAGGCGAGGGAAGCCGGGGCTGGGTGGATCGAATGGGCACCGTTGAACCTGCGGCATATCGGCGAGGGGGACTGAGCGGTCGGATACCTTTGGCCGCAGCCCATGCCGCGCCGCCACAAGAATGCGACCCGTGGCGGCAACGCGCACTCTCGCTCCGGCGGCGGCTGGATGAAGGGCAAGAAGCGCAAGGCCAAGGGCGGCGCACCAAGAAGCGATAACGCGCCGCTTACCTCCGGGCAGATGCATAGCCGGACGCGGTTGCGGTAATCTCCGGCACTTCGGGATGTAGCTCAGATGCCAGTGCTGGCGCTGTCGGCGCGAAAGAGTGGAGGGTCGCGCCCTCCGTCGGGGTTCGGCAAGCTCCCATCCCGACCATTTTCTCCTCGTCAGATGCTCTCTCGCGCCTCCTCGCGGCCTTCCGTCCACCGAGGCAGGGAAAGTACCCGGCATGGAGCAGGCGGCCCTGATAGAGCCTCTGGCGCCCCCGGCCGCAGAGCGCGCCACTGACGACGGCATGCGCCCGACCCACGTCTGGCGCTTCCGTGTCTGGGGCGAGGCCGTGCCGCAGGGGTCGAAGAAGGCATTCATCGACAAGCTGGGCCACGCCCGCTGCATCGACGACAATAAGACGGCGCTGAACCGCTGGCGCCGCCACGTCGGGAAGTCCGCCGAAGCCACGAGGCCCGAGTGGCTGACGGCGCCGAGCGACGTGGCGATCGTCCTCTCCCTCATCTTTGTCCGCGAGCGCTCGCCCAATGACTATCTTGCCGATGGTGTCACCCTGCGCAAGGGTGCCCGGCGATTCCCCGAGACGTCCCCCGACGGAGACAAGCTTGACCGAGCCATGTGGGACGCGCTAACCGGGATCGCTTTCACGAACGATGCCCGCGTCGTGTCGTGGTCGGGGTTGAAGCGATTCGCCGAGCCGGGCGAGCGCGCTCACGTCGATGTCGAAATCGGCTATCTCTAACGGCAAACGGCTCCCGTAGGAGCCGTCCGACCGCGCGACGAAGATTGCCGCGAGCGCCCCTTCCCAGAGGCGCTGCCAAGGTTAACCGACAGCATGGAGGCCCATATGGGAGCAGTAGCAACGCAGGATGCGCCGAAGGCGAGCGCCAACGGCAATGGCGAGGAACGCGAACCGCTCGACGGCGAGCACGGAGACGAGCGGGTCGTCCCGAAGCTGCCGCCCGTCGAGTTGGAGGGCGCGGGCGATCAGCTGACCCTCAAGATCACCGGCGATGCCCCCGACAAAGGCACGGCCAAGCTACAGGGCGGGAAGATGGATATCCCGAAGGGCGAGTATCAGCCGGGCGATGTCGTCGAGGCGGTGATCCGGATGCGCTGCACAGAGGTCGGGGTCATCGACAAGATGAACAACACCACCGGCGAGCGCGTCGAGCGCGAGCGCGTCCACAAGTTCAAGGTGATGGGAATCGAGAAGATCAGCGGCTAGATAGCCCTGCACTTTGGGTCAAACACAAGAGGGCGACCTCCTTGCGGGGGCCGCCCTCTGTGTGTAAAGTGCCGTCTGCGAATGATCGACTCTGGAAGCATACCCCGTTGACCGGCGCAACGAACCGTCCCTGGCCAAACGGCTTTCCTCAGACTCGTTCATTGGCCTTTGACCTCGCTCGCCGGGGGCCAAGCCAGGAGGCGCGGTGAGGGCTGGCGACCTACAGCCCGGTCCCGCCAGGGCCGTCACCGCAAGAGGCAGGCCGAATGTTGCCGTCAAGAGCCGCGTTGAGGGCGCGGGGAGAGAAGGCAGGCGCGGGGGAACCCCCCAGAACCAGGGCACCAAATCCGCAGTTGGAGTCGCGAGGCGACCACCGGGCGGTCAGGGGCGCGCCGACGGAACGGAAGACGTCTCACCCGCAGGGGAGAACCAGGCATGAGGACTCCCGCTCGGCGTCCCGGCTTGCAGCGCCCCGGCGAAAGCGATCTGCAGCGGCTGGGCTGGGTGACGATGCTGAAGGCGGCACCGGGGCAAATCCAGGCGCTCGCGACCCGTGTCCCACCCAGCCATGTGCGCTTCGAACAAGACACCGCGGCGGTGACTTGCACCTGCGATTTCGGGCTACCGCTTCTCGTCCCCCCGGCCCAAAGCACGCGATGCAAGTGCGGACGGGTCTTCCTCAACATCGGCGGCGAGGTCAGAGTCTGCAAGACGAAGGAGGCGGCATGAAGGTCCCTGATGCACCGATAGAGGACCAGAAGGCCCTGTTTCTTGACTTCGGGACGCGGAAGCTGCACATCGCGGCGCGTGGCAGCGAGGAGGCTAGCTGGCCCACCACCGCATGCGGAGTCAGCCGCAGGTACGGCCGCCCAAAGCAGTTCTGGGCGCGCCTGGGCTGGACCCCCAGCGAAACCTGCCATCGGTGCCTTAGCGCCCGGCTAAACGAAGCGGATCCAAGGTCATGAAGGTCCCTGAGAAAGTGCTGGAGGCGTTCCATGACACATATCGCACCCTGGATCGGGAGCGCTATGCCCTAGAGAAAGCCCTCGAAGCCGCACTAGAGCAGCTACGGGTGGAGATGCTGGGTGAGGAGGCGCGCGGTGTTCTGTTCGACGCCCACCTGCACTACCAGGCTGAGAAACGGCCCACCGAGGACGACTGGGCGCTTTCGCTGCTCGAAGCAGTTCTCAATCACGTCCTAGGAGAGGAGGGGTCGTGAGCGCGCAGCCCGAGCGCCACCTTCGCCCAGTCGAGAATCAGCTCGCCGGAGCGATCGTCGTCAGCGCCGACGGAGAGCCGCTAGGCCCGCTGCACGACCACACCCAGCGCCTCGAAGACGAAGTCTCCTCGCTGACCCGCGCGCTTAGAGCCGAGGGAGTGCGCTATGAGAACCTGAAGCGCGACAAAGAGGCAGAGGCCCAGCGCTCGGAGGTCTGGCCTGCGGCGGTCCGGGTGTTCGACTATTGGCGCCAGAAAACCGGTCGCTCCAAGAGGACCGTCTTCACGCTCGACCGCTTCGAAATGATCCGGCCCTGGCTCGAAAAGCTGGGCGACTCGAAAGCCCCGGCGAAAGAGCGCCTGGCCGAAGCCGAGGCCCTATGCAAGCTCGCCGTGGACGGCATCGCCTTCGACCACTACGTCGAGCGCGCCAAAAACGGAACCGAGCGCCATCACACGGGCTTCCATCTGGTCTTCAAGGAAGCCGACCAGTTCGAAAAGCGCGCCAACTCGGCTCCTGTCGAGCGCATACGCGAGGTGATCGGCAACCGATCCGTAAAGCAGGCGATGGCTGGCAAGAAAGCCGAGCCGCAGCAGTCGCTTGACCAAGCGCAACCCACCCAGTAACCTCCCTGCTAATGAAGGATCCGACCCAACCGAACTCAGTCATCGGCCGGTTCGAGATTGGGCAGATTTGCAAAGTCACGCGCCAGGGCGTCGCCTCGGTCATCGAGCACCCCGACTTCCCGGCGCCGATCTGCCTCCAGGGCAAAAACCGCGCCCCGCTCTTCTGGCGCCGCGACGTCGAATCCTTCCAGGTCGAGCGCGAGCGGCAAGCCGCGCCTGATGCCGCCGCAGCGTAGCCTTTACTTGACAAAGCGCAAGCGATTGGGTAGAGTGCGCGCCATGAACCGCAGTCGACCGAAAGGAACTGCTATGGATTTCCCGATGGGCGCCGAGGTCACTTTCGCGGACGCCTCGGCCACGACCAGCACCGAGGAGGTCGGGGTGGCGAAGGGCACGGTTAACGGCCCGTCGATCCACGATCCCGAGACGGGCAAGGTCACCCATGTTCCCGTCTGGGCCGAGCGCGACAACGGCCGCGAGCCAACGACCGTCTTCGTTGCCATCGACAATATCCTCAATCCTGCGGCTGACGAGCATTGTGGCTGAGAACTCCCGCATCGCCTGGACGGATCACTCGTTCAATCCGTGGACTGGCTGCCAGCGCGTCTCGAAGGGCTGCGTCCACTGTTATGCCGAGACGTGGGCGAAGCGCACCGGCCGCGACATCTGGGGCGCCAAGGGCAAGCGCAAGCGGACGTCGAAGTCGATCTGGGCGAAGCCGAAAACCTGGAACCATGTCGCCGTTCTTGAGCGCCGCCCCCGCAAGGTGTTCTGCGCCTCCCTCGCCGACGTCTTCGAGGACGCGCCGGGACCGAACGAATGGCGGGGCGATGTCTGGGAGTTGATCCGCGCCTGCCCCTGGCTCGACTTCCAGCTGCTCACGAAGCGGCCGGAGAACATCGCAGCGATGCTGCCCGACGACTGGGGCCGCGGCTGGCCGAACGTCTGGCTCGGGACCTCGATCGAGGATCGCGAGGTCGTCGAGCGCGCCCGCGTCCTCTCCGCGGTCCCGGCCTTCGTGCGCTTCATCAGCTACGAGCCGGCGATCGGGCCGGTATTTTACGACGACTGGACCACCGGCGATAAGCCCCTCGCCTTCTGGAGTGACGAAGGCCCGAGCGCCCGAGCGAACGGCGAATCGCCCCCGCAACTCGACCTCGAAGGAATCCACTGGCTGATCGCCGGCGGCGAGAGCGGCCCCGGCCACCGCGAAATGAAGCTGGAGTGGGCGATGGACGCGCGGGCGGAATGCGAGCAAGAGGGCGTCGCCTTCTTCTTCAAGCAGATCGCCGCCTTCCGCAACGAGCAGGGCGCTGATGCGCTCGGCCGCCCGATCCGCGAGTTCCCGGCCAGCTGGGACCGCGCCGATGTCGACACGAATCCGATCTACGCCCCCAAAGGGTCAATGCTGCGCTGAAATCCAGGGGGGGCTTCGACCTCTCTCGCCCGCCACCCGAAAGGACCCCCATGAAGATCAAGAACACCCGCGAGTTGCGTCTCCGCGCCGCCGCTCACACGAAGCTCGACCACGTCAAGCAGGGCACCTATGGCCGCGTCAGGTGCAACGGCCACGCCGAATACAAGGGCTGCGCCGTCGGCTGTCTATCGACCCCGCATCGGAAAAGGGACCTGCTGAAATTCGCCAAGGAAGTTTTTGCGTCGTCGCCCTGGCTGAGCAAACAAGAGGGAGCGTGGGTTGAGGTCCGTGGCATAGGCTATTCCCAGCGTGAAGCCCTCGCCGCCGAATTCGGAATCTGCGAGCGCCTGGGAGTCATGGCCGAAGGCTTCTTTGAGGCTCAGATCACCCACTCCGAGGCGATCGACTTCATCCGCGACTTCGCCTACGCCCTGCCCGAGGGCATCGATATTGATGAGGAGCATTGCCGCGCGTTCCTGCGTCGCGAAGGACTGCCGGAGGGAGGCCCCTACGGCCTCTTGCAAGATGCGGTTCGGGTTCCCCGAAACCCCGCTAGAACTCGGGAATTGACCGAGGGCTTCCTGCAATGGCTCCGTGCCGGTGCGCGCGTCTCGAAGATGCCGCGCAGGGAAGCCGTCGCTGCGTGACGTCATCTACCTGCACGACCGCGATCGCCGTCGGCACGCCCTCGCCGCAGCGGTGTTGATCCGCGCCGACGGTGAGCGGTACCATGCCCTTCGTGCCGCCAGGGCGTCCCTCTAAGATTCACGACCGCGTCACCCTCCCCTCGATGGAAGGGATCGGCCCCGAGCGGGAGCTACCGATCACCGAGGCGATCTGCCTGCTGCTCGAACACGGCAGCTACCCGACCAACGCCGCCAAGGCATGCGGGGTAAGCGAGTCCACCTTCTCCAACTGGCTCCGGTACGGCGCGGAGTGGGATGACACCCCGATCGAGGAGGTCCCCGAGGACCGGCGCCCCTTCGTCGAATTCTTGGGCGCCGCAACGCGCGCGGAGGCAAGGGGCCTCGTCTGGCATGAGCAGAACGTCCGTCGCTCCGCCGCCGCCAGCCGCGACCGCGACGGCCGCCTGTCGCTGGAGTTCCTGGCCCGCCGCCAGCCGAAGGTCTACTCGAAGCGAATCGAGGTCAAGACGGACCCGACCGACCGCCGCCCCTCGGGGATCGACGCCGAGCTTGCCAGCCGCGCCCAAGAGACGTTCCTGACCGCCGTGCTTCCTTCCGACCTCTCCCCCGACGACTTCCTGCCGCCGATCGAGGACGAGGCGGAGGCTCCAGCGACATGAGCAGACGCCGGGAAGGTCTGTGGCTTGCTGCCCGGGGAGCGATCCTCCTACTTGCTTGGGCCTGCTTGACGCTCGCCATCATCGCCCTCGTCGGCGGTGAATTTCTCATCTGCTTCCTATGGCTAGGAATATCCGTCGGCTTCGTCTATTGCGAGTCTCAAGTGCCCAGGGCACCTTCCCGATGAAACCGCATACCCCGAAGGGGTCGATCTTCCCGATGCCTGACCTCGACCCCGAGTTGAAGGAAGGAATCGAGCTTCGCACCTGGACCGCGGATATGCGGCCCCTCTGGCGGCGACTCGTCGAGCGCGTCTTCGGCATCTAGGCGTCCGCAGCCGAGGCTAGATTCGCCCGGCATGAGGCCGATCGACAAGCTGCGGCGCGTCCTTGCAGGCAAGCAGGGATTCGATGAGGCCGTAACCCGCAGCCGCGTCGCGGACTTCATCGTCGATTATCAGGCCCTGTGTGAAGCCTTCGGCCCCTGGCAGTACGCGGCCGACGTCGGTGCGCCCGTCAACGCCGACCTGCGCACGGTCGCCTACCTGGCGGTCTGGCGCGACGGGCCGACGCTGCGAGTCTGGGAGCATGTGCTTGCCGTCGATGCGGTCGACCTCGTCATCGACGCCGCCGTTGCGGGCTTCCAGGCGTACCTTGCCGCGCACCCCGCCGAGGCGTGACAAAGCGCAAGTAGTCCTGTAGGCTCGGCCGACTAGAAACCACCGCGAAAGCGAGGAACTAATGAAGGTCATCACCCGAGTAAAGGACGGCGTCTGCGTCCTCGACATCATCGACGCTAGCGACAACACGACGGTCCGCTCCGAGACGGTCGAGGAGGGCCAGCAGGTCGCGATCGTCGCAACGACCGCCTCCAGCGCCGCCGACCTAGAGGTCTACGGACCCGAAGCGATCCCCGAGGCAGAGGCCGAATCCGCCGAATCGGGCCAGGGCGAAGGCGAAGGGGAGGCGCAGGAAGGCTCGACCGCAGGGAGTCAGCCCGGCACGACCGCCGAGGGGGCTGAGGAGCCCGCCGATGCCGGTGGCACTCCCGCCGAGGGCGAGGAACCGACCTCCTGACGCGCTGAGCGCCGATCTGCGGGGCGGGGGAGGGTTTCGCGACCCTTTCCCCTTGCTCCGCCGTCAGCAGGCGCTAGGATGGCTGCCATGAACGATCCCCGCTTCGAGGTCTTTCCGGTCATGCAGACCCGACGGGGAACCTATGTCGAGCATCCAACCAAGGGCAGAATCGATGTCGCCGACGCTCAGGAGCCGAGTGGCGAGTTCGGCTGGCGCTTCCGCGATGCCAACGGCCGGATCACCTTCATCGGCGGCGAGGGCTTCACTCGGCGCGAGGACGCGCACCGGGCCGTCAAGGGCGCCGTAGAGGATGTTCTGACGCTCGCCTACGCGCCGCTGACGCTTGCCCACACGAGCGACGTGCTGGAGCGCTTGCAGATCGTCGACGTCGAGGAGTAGCCCATGTCCTCGCCGGCGGTCGCCTCGGAATGAGCCGGAGCGTGGCCGTCGTGAAGCCTTACTACGAGGCGGGAGGCATCGCCATCTATCACGGCGATGCCCTTCACGTTCTGGCGGACCTGGCTCTCGCAGAGGACAGCGTCGACGCTGTCATTACCGATCCGCCCTACGCTTCGGGAGCGCGCACCGAGGCCGCTAAGAGGTCGAGCGGGCAGATGCTACGCGGCGGGCGCTTTGCGAAGCCGATCCAGAACGATCAGATGACGACGCAGGGCTTCCTCTGGCTGATGCGCGAGTTGCTTTACGCGGTGCGCCCCTTGCTTCCCGAGGGCGCGTCGATCCTCTCCTTCATCGACTGGCGCCAGTGGCCACATCTGCTCGGCGCCGTCGAGTCGGTCAACTACAGGGTGAACACGATGATCACCTGGGACAAGGTTTCCTTCGGCATGGGGAACGGCTTTCGGCAGCAGCATGAGTTGATCCTGCATGCCTCGAAGGGGACGCCGACCGTCTACGACCGCAGCGTCGGAAACGTGCTGAGCTTCCCGCGGGAAAACAACCCGGACCACCCATCTCCGAAGCCACTGGCGCTAATGGACGCCTTGCTACGAGTGATCACTGACGTCGACGGCCTGATCCTCGATCCGTTCATGGGCGGCGGCGCCACCCTTCGCGCCGCGAAGAACGCCGGGCGCCGAGCGCTCGGCATCGAGGTCGAGGAGCGCTACTGCGAGTTCGCCGCCCAGCGCCTCGCGCAAGAGGTCCTGGCACTGTGACCGGCCCGACCGCCACCGAGCGCCGGGAAAAGCGCGTCGCCCTCGCCGTCAGTAACCCGGTTTTCTTCGGCGAGACGTACATCAGGCCCTACGACGACAACTGGGACGGGCCGCTGCCCGCGGTGCCGTGTCAGATGCTCGGCTTCGCGATGAGCGTCCGGCGAGGCGTGATCATGACGCCGCCCGAGTTCCTGAAGACGACGACGATCAGCCAGGTCTACCCGCTCTGGCTCACCTACCGCTATGCGCAGGCCCGGCGCCTGTCGGCTCTGCATGGCGCCCTGATGTCCGAACTCCAAGAGCTTGCCGAACGCAACCTCTCGGTGATCGCCTGGCATATCGAGAACAACCCCGATCTGCGCCGCGACTTCGTCGATGTCCACGGTCGCCCGCTAGTCGAGCCGGACCCCGATCAGGACAAGTGGACCGACGAGGAAATCATCGTCCGCCGCCCGACGCCCTCGAAGGACCCAACCTGGCAGGCCAAGGGCGTGAAAACCACGATCCAGGGCGCCCGGCTCAACCACTTCATCGGCGACGACATGGTCACGCCGGGGTCGGCGAAATCGGCCGCCAAGCAGCGCGACGCCCTCAACCGCTGGGACACCGAAGTCACGACCCGCCTCGTCGCCAACGGCCAGGCGATCATCGCCGGTAACTTCAACCACGCGAAGGACCTGCTGTCGACGGTAGCCGCGCGCTCCAGCTACCGGGTCCTGCGACGGCCGAGCCTGCACGTCCCCGGCAACCCCGAAGAGGCGCCCGAGGACCCACGCGATCCGAAGGCGGTCGTCGCCCTGCCGGAGAAGTGGCCGCGATCGCGCCTGCTCGCCGAGCTATCGGAGAAGCCCTTCCAGTTCCCGATCATCCACCTGCTGCGCTCGGCGACGAAGGGCGGGACGCTTTTGCGCGAGGCGTGGGTGACGCGGATCACGCTCGACGACATCCGCCAGCAGGGCCGAACGATCCTCTTCGCTCTCGACCCGGCTCCCGGCGCCGAAGTCGACCCCGACCCGTCCTTCTTCACGATCACGGTCGGCATCCTCACGCCGAAGCACCTGGATATCGTCGAGTCCTTCGCCGCCCGCATGGAGCCGACCGAGCAGGTCGAGCTTCTGTCGTCGATGGTCGCCGCCCGGCGCGAGCAGGGCCACGTCGGCGGGATCGGCATCTCGAAGGTCGCCCTGGACAAGTACGCCCGCGGCGCCTTCGAAGTCGGCGACCCGAGCCTGCGCCCGCTGCTGCACCCGCACTCGATCACCGAAAAGGACACCACGAAGACGGAGCGGCTGGGGCAGCTGGGGACCTACTTCAAGGGCGGCTGGGCGCGCGTCACCGAGGACGCCTGGCACGCGAAGACGTCCGGTCCCGACGATCGCGAGCAAGAGACGACGCTCGCCGAGGAGTGGGTCAGCCTGCCGATGCAGCGCCACGACGACCGCCTCGACGGCGTGGATGTGCTTATTAGGGAGGCGCTGTCGCTCGGCGGCCATCCAGGCTCGCAGTCGATGGTGTTCGCTGGCGACGGCACCGATGACGCGACACGCGAGGTTGAGGATCCGATCACCGCGGGGATCCTCGAAAAGCGTTGGTAGCGCCGCGCCACGCGATAGAGTCCCCACCGCTGACGATCAGTGGCGCCGGGGTACGGGATTCCAGGGAGGCCCCGGCGCCGCGAATCTACCACCGAAAGGACTTCCCGATGCCGAAGACAATGCAGGAAACCGACACGGAGCGGCTGAGGGCGCTCGCTGACCTTGGGCGCAGCTGCCAGAACTTCGCCGACTCCGAGGCGCGCCGAAGGATCGAGGATGCCATAGCCTCGGCAACCCAAGATGTCCTGATGATTACTCCAGAGAGGAGTGCCGCATGAACATCGACCAGGCCCGCCGACTCGTTACCCTGCACGACAACGTCGACCGCGCGCTCGCCAATCTGCGCAACGCGAACTCGATGGCGAGCGACGACCCCCGCGCCCCCGAGCTTCTGAGCGAAGCGGGGGATGCCTACGCTGAGGCGCTGACTGCCCTATATACCGAACAGGCTGCTGTCGTCAGCGGCCATACGGTCCTGCGCGAGGAGTTTCCTGC